GAACTTTCCACGGGTAACGGAAACTTTGTTACAGCATTGCGCCCAGGAGATATTATCTTGTCGTTGAGCGATCCTGCGGTTTTGACCCGCACGACAGATTCCGCAGGTTTTACTTCTGCGCACGTCCAAAGCGTCAATTTTGCGATTCCGTTGGCCAGAACAACCTTGAATCGTTTGGGCAACAACTTTGGTTTTGCCAAGGAAGTTGACTTTCCGATCAATGTCACCTTCAACGTAAGCGCGTTGCTGGCAGACTTGAAGTCGGGTAACGTTTACAATCAACTGCAAACCCCATCTTTCAAAGACGTTACTATCGAATTCTTCAGAACTGGTGTCCAGCAAATCGGCTTCACGTTAAAAAATGTCAAAATCGACAGCGAAACCTTTGCTTCTAGCATCGGCAATAACCAGACTGTTGACATGGCCTTTACGGCGACTGTTGGCGGTGCAACCGACACCACAAATGGGGTCTTCTGCTCAGGGCTAAGAAGGGGTTTTTAATGCGCCCGTTTGAACTCTATGGCGGTCAAGTGTAAACGAACCCGCCATAACCTCCGAACGGGAAAACAAAATCAAATATCACAGAAAGCCCGAAAATTTCGGGCTTTCTTTCTTTAACTCGGTGTAAACAACAACATGGATAAGGCTTTTGAAATTCTTGCTTTAAGCATCCCAGATTATTGGGTGAAAGCTCTTGTGATTTTAGTCTTTGTTGGAGTCGCTATTTTTTTCTATAGGAAACATAATAAGCCTGATTATCCTCCACCGATAACCGAACCAACCGAACCCCCGTTATCAACGGAGCCACCACCTGTTACTACTTGGCCGCCACCATCAGTAACCGAGCCGCCTTACCCAACAACTCCACCACCCCCCTCACCAACTTATCCTCCACCAGAGACAATAGAGCCTTTTGAGCTATGGGTAGGAGAAGTTTAACCCAAACTTAATAAAAATGAACATAACACTAACGACAGAGACTTTACAAACACTACACAGTAATTCCAGTGGATATGGTGTTGGACAGATGATACCCTTGGGTGCTATTAATAATATGGCAGCTTCCGATTCGACAATAACGTTTGACTTGCCAGCACTTTGGAGGGTTGCACACCCTGACTCTGTTGGCGATCTTGGTGTCATCAAAGGTATTTGGTTTAACTCTACGGCAACCAAGTGGGCAGACCCAGATTTGTCGTATTCCTTTTTTACTGGGCTATATGACTCTGGATTCTTTGATTCTATTCACCCAGGAATAATGAACTTTGGAGATTTAGAGTATTTGGCTAATTCTGTAAACTCGCACTTTTATTCTTGTGCAGCCTCTGGCTTGAGCTTTTTTGGAGCCCATATAGGAACCACGGGCATGCAATGGTATTTGAACTCTGGAAGCGTAATGGTGGGCATAAGTCGCGTGCTTCCACTTTCAGATTCAGCTTGGCCTACATATGCATCAACCCCACAGATTGATTTGTATTATCCAACAGGATCGACTCAGGATGTTGTTGTTACCGACCCAGACCCTCCCCAAAACTTTCATGCTCAAGCGGGGGATGGTGATACAATTTATGCATCAATTAGGCATTTGTCTCCAACTTACCCATATACAAAGTTAAGTGATACGACAATTTCCTTAAACCCAAGTTTTGCCTACGCAGAATCGAATAGGAGGCTCTTCGTCAACTTTACGTTTAACGAGTATAACGAGTAATCAAGACTAAAGATCAAAAGAGGAAGCCCGCCAGTTGGCGGGCTTCTTCGTTTATAAGAATACGATTTCTTCCACTTCGTGGATTGTATCTTCCGATTCGATTGGCTCGACTGGAACCAAAGGCGCGATAACTTGGAGTGGACGAACCTTCCAAAGCTTATATAAGGCGGCAAGTTCCGTAACCTTGTCTCCGTGTTCTTTGGAAATTCCGCGATATGTTTTGGCGACCTCGTTACGGTTCGTGCGCGTCACCACACTGTCCCCCTCGCGTATTGTAATGAAATCAGCGCCAATGGCCGAAGACACGTCATAAAGAGCTTTGCGTGCCATTAGGCCATTGTAATGCTCCAAATACATCTCTTGGAAGATGTTTTGGGCCATGGTATCAAACTCTGGGCAACAACCAGTGAACTCTGCTGCTAGTAGGGTATTCAGCTTTCCCACATGCACTTCAAACCAATTGGCAACTTCGCCAGTTGAAGGCGTGCTTGTCATACCGTAAAATTCGGTATTCAATACGCCAGAAGCCATTGTCTCCCATATGTTCATTATGAATTTTCCAGAATTTCTTGAGCCATTGAGCTTTGGACAACGATCATCTTTGCTTTATTGAACTTCTTGTATTCCGCCAAAATCCTGCGTTTGAGGTTAGGTAGGCTTCCGCTAGCCATCACCCCGATATCTATACACATGGTTTTCAATTGGGTAATTGTCATGTTGTCTATCTTTTGTGCCAGTTCTGCTTCAGATCTTACTCCAAAGGGATTCCTGCGAGGAATCCCGACCAAAGATTCAAGGCGTTCTGCCTTCTCGACAAACTCCTTTCCAGTATCCATTCCTTTAAAATCTTGTAACTTTGTCTTTACCATTTCCTTACCTTTCCTTTGCGTTTTTTACACTTTTCAAAAGCTCCCGTGAACGCCAAAAGCCCAACAACCATTGCGGCTGTTGGGCTTGAGGGGAACGATTCCTGACTGCTTAGACAATCATGCCTTGAGCCCAACGGGTATCGATCAGCATGCGACCTTCTTCCATTTGGCCGAAGTAACCGATCTTGCGTTGACGCCTGACATATTCATCTGTCGGTTGAAGATCCAGTGTTGATCCGAATTCGCTATCAACAGCAACGGCGCGTAAGAAGGAGTCCTTGGTGCGGTCGATGCCCAATAGGATTTCTTCGGAAGCTCCGCTGAATTGACCAGAACGCCCACCAGTGGCACAAATATAATCGGTGCTTCCAGCGGCAGTATCAAAGATTGTGTTGAAGCGTTTACCAACACCGAACTCCTTGACTTTCATGATGTTGACACCATAGAAGCTTGGGACACCAGCGGTGCGGTAGATTCCATCGCGGAACGCATCAGTTCCTGGGAGGTTGTTGCCATCAGTGCTAACAGCATTGAATGCCATTTCACGGATCTTGCCAACGATTTCTGGCGATACAAACAAATCGGTAATTCCACTGTCGGGACCGACTTGCGTTCCACCAACCCACGAGGAGTTAATGCGATCACCGCGAACAAGCAATTTGTTCAAGTCATTCGGGACAAACGCGCCAGCGGTTTTTGAACGCAAGACGTGCGCCAAACTGTTGGTAGAAGCAGTTGCCAATGGACCAAGAATGATATTAGCCGAACTGCGCTCCATTTGCAACAATAATTCTTGCGCAAGTTTGGTGAAGCTCTTGCTGATAACGTCAAGCCTGCTACGTGCCGCATGCTTGCGGTCAAAGCTGACTTCGGATTCCAGCACATAGGTTGTGAACTTCATTTCGGCGCTTGGAGGCGTCAAAAGTTGAGTTGGCAGACCTCCTGGGTTGTGCTGCGACCAAATACGGATGTAATCTTCATCCGAAATGTCGTAATACAGATCCAGCGGGATGGAAGGATTGTCGTCAGCCAAGAACGTCAAGGTTGTTGCCAAATTTGACAGAACTGGGGCATTCGAAATAACCTCCGCGATGACGCCACCGATGAACTTTGCAAGAAGAAGCTGGGCATTGTAAGCCACGTTCTTATCCTTGGAGGCCATCGCCTTGATAAGTTCAACTTGGTCTTCGTTTCTCTTAAGGGTAATTTTCATATTGTTGTTTTGTATAAGGGGTTAAGGTTACAGGCCAAGTCCGACAACGGCGTAGTTTCCGTTGAACGCATCCGTAATTCCGTTTAGGGACGTGCGGGAACCAGTTCCCAAAACAAGGCCCAAACGTGCAGTATCGGTAACTGTGCATCCAGTGACCTTGCCAGAAGTCGCAGACAATTTAAATCCGTTACCAACTGTTAAGGTTCCATCAAAAGCAGCACTCGACAGCGTTAGAACGCCACGGGTTGCGATAGGCACGGTTTGCCCTGGGGAAGCGACATACAACTGGTCTTTCTTGACCTTGTTGTAAATAAGCTTCTCGCCGTTTTCGTCATACATCGCGGTTTCCATAAGGGTGACACCCAAGCATCCCACGTCTCCGCTATATGCTGGCACCACGTTCAAAGGAGAAACGTTGTATTGGTTATGTCCTACCCAAGGGTAGTTTGTCTTGCCAAGGTGAGACCATGTAGTGAACTCGAAAGGATCTTTGTTCAGGTCGCCTGCGTTTACTTTAACGAAAACGCCGTCATCGCCATTACCGCTGTCGGTCGTGGCGTTGTTGCAATAGCCCGTCGAAAGGCAGTAAATGCCCAACACGTCGTATTCGTCAACTTGTCTGAATGGTAGTAGTCTTTTAGCCATTTTGTTTATTAGTTAGAGTGATTAAAATTATTTGGTTTCAACAAAGTTTTCCTTGTTTGTTTCGAAGGCTTTTTGGTATCTAGTAAATACGGTTTCAGCCTCGTCTGTTTGCACGTTATTCGGGACGGTGGCCGTAGTGTTGGTTTCTGCCTTGGCAAGTGCTGCTTTTACATCGGGCTCTTCTGTTGAAGCGGTCGAAACAGCCACTGTTTTGGACGCTTTCTTCAAACCTTCTTCCACAGCAAGTTTGATCTTTTCGTCTTGCTCTTTTTCCTTGGCTTCAACGGCAGCTTTAGTCTTTTCTCCCAGTAAAACCTTTAACTCGTTGAAGTAAGATGCAAATGTCTCGTCGGAATCAAGAGTTTTGACCTTGTTGCCAATAACTTGACGCTCGCTGTCGCCTAAGACAAACTCATCATCAATTTGCTGCATCCTGCTGTTAAAGGAAGCGAGCGCCTCTTGTTCTCTGGCTTTTTGATCCAGTTCGTCCAAACGCTTTTGGATTTCCGCGTTTGATGCTTTGGTTGCTTCAAGGTCAGCCTTGATCTGATCGCGCTCAGCAGCCAAATCAGCCTCTTTGTTTTTAGCGGCTTCAATCTCACGCTTGTATTCTTCATCACGCTCTTTAATCGCATTGGCGAATTGCTGAGTCATGGAAGCAACCGTTTCCTTCGACAGCTTATTTTCTGCCAAAGAGGTTTCTATTTTAGCCAAAAATTGTTCAAGGTCCATAGTTTTACTGGTATCGTTTGTCGTGTTTACAATAATCGTGTTTATTTGTGAAGTATTTTCATCGACAGGGGTTTTCGTGGAAGATATTTCTATTTTCCCGCCGTCTTCTTCGTTAGTTTCATCGTCGTCATTCTCATCTTCATCTTCGTCCAGAAGTGCAAACAACCCTTTTACTTGCGCTGCTGGAGTCATGGTATATCCTATCCCTATCGGCAATACTGGAGGAAGAACCAAAAGATGTGCTTTTGTGCCGTCTTTTAATACGCCAGCGCCCCCGTTCTTTTTCAAAAACGGCGACAATTCCTTGATCTGAACTGCATCAGTGATGATTTCGCACTCTTTCAGCAAATCGCTTCCAAGGGCGATGGCGAAATTAGAGAAAAGCATCTCCCAACTCGCTGATACCACCCCAAAATACTGGCTGGAAGGATCAACGCTTTCCTCGACCAAAGCGGCAAACTTTTTGTCAACCAGTTTATAAATCACGGATGCTAAGGACAAGTTAAACGGGTCTTCCAAAGCAAACGCCTCTTCTTCAGTTAGTAAAGCCGAGGATTCAAAAGCGCTAAATCCATAATTGACAGTATGACCTATTACACGCGAGCGGACGTGCTCGATATTATTTGGTTTTAGCTTGAAAAATGGTGCTGCTGCTATAAGGTCTTTCCCAGCTATACCTATCCCGTTTTTATTGAACGCATTCGGGACCGCAGCGTTATAAGCCACCGCAAGCAAATCTGGATTATAATCCAATTGCAACGCTTCTGTCGGAATCAAATCCTTCAAAAGGTCGAGAGCCGCTACCGAAAGGATATTCTGAGACGGATCGGAAAAGTTTTTGGCATACGCCACCTTCCCGTAGAAGATCTCCTTGAATTTAAAGTCTTCTGGCTTCACGCGGCCAAAAGATCGCTTTGGCTCATGTCAAGCTCGGACATGACTCCATTTTGAACCACGACACGAGCCTTGTCTTTAAGGATGAGTTCTCCATCTTGCAATGCTGCAAATCCAGTTTGTGTCTTGCAAAACACAGAAGCCCCCTTCCGAAATTCTTTGATATAAACACAGCTCCCATCAAATAGATAAAGAGGTTTGCAATATTCAAGGTTGGATAACTGTGATTTGCCCGTCACGCTAAGCTTTCCAGCTTCGTCGGATAGCCGTAACATCAATAGTTTTGCTTGTCTTGACCTTGGCTTGTCATCCAATTCCGCTGCATTTGACAGAATAAACTCCTTGTTTTCTCCAAATTCTTTAGCTAATGCGTTGACCCTGTTTTGGGTATGTTCTCCAGCAAACACAAGACCCAAGGCTACATATCTTTCAAGCAAAGGCGCGTCTTCGTCACTGGTTGCCTTGGAAATCTCAAAAACAACATCTCCCTTGTCATCTACGAAATGCTTGGAAACGTAACCGATTTTCGGCACAGACAGCCCCTCTGGAATCTTTTCAGATGCAATGCTTTCTTCTTCTGTCTCCATGTCGCGTTTTCGTGCGGCCTCTTCCTCTTTATATCGACAGCTTTCAAATGTCCATGCCAGTTGTGTATAAGCCCGTAAAAGGTCTTCGGTAGCCCAATTATCTTCTGGGACAAACTCTTCTTTTACCGAACCCAAAACCCCCATCAATTGCCCGATGGCATTAATGATTTCCTTGTTTGCTTTGCCTAAGAAATGCTTCATGTCTGTGGTTACACGTTTTTATCGCATTGTGAAGCCGCAACCCATAGCACAGCAGAGTCGCAGGGTAAATTTAACTCTTCTTGCGAAGCTATAACTTCAGCAAGCGGGTCGAGGGTGGCAATGGTCCCGTCCACTGCTTTTTTAGCTGTTGCCCTCCACTCGCCCATTGTTGCACTACCAGCAACAGCCCAAGCGAGTTTGGAGCAAATCTCGTCTTGTTCTTTTGAAAGCTTTTTGAGTTTCTTCTTGGCCATGGTTTCTGCCCTGATGAAAGACGCCAACGAGGCAATTTCTTTTGCGGCGACAACCACGGTTTCAAGCTTGACAGATGAAACTTGTAAATCACTTCCAAGTGTTTTTGTTTTGGTTCCGCCAGTTGGCCTTCCGCCCGATTTCGGGGTGGAATTGGCGCTTTGTTGTTGTGTCTTCAAAACCGCGTTTGGATCAAGTGGCGGCGGGATAAACGGAGTGCCGCCGACAATCGGGTTATAATAACCGTTCTTGCGATCAGCAATAAACTTCTCCTGAGCGTTATTGATTTGTTCTGGGGTTGGGAAGTCGCCTGTTTTGATTACTGTCATGGCATCTTCTGGGGTCAAAACGCCGAGTTCAACCATACGGGTGATAACCCTAAGCATAGTTGTTTCGTCATTCAGATCAAGATCCTTGAACTTTGCTTTGGTCTTGATCTTGAATCCAAGATCCTTCTCTATCCTTTGGATCTCTGGTTGCAAAAAGTCGCGCAAAAACGCTTCGCGTGCGCTCCTTAGTCTTTCCAAAAACATGTCGGCCTTTAATGCCGTGCTGCTGTAATTTTCCTTGCCAAGAATGATGTTCTGCAAACCATCTTTGATGTCTTTGTCCAAGATTTCATATTTTTCTGGCCCCAAAACTTTCTTCAAGTCTGGAATGACGAATTCCGCCTTAGTAGTATAGTCCGAAACAAGGACGCGCCCGCCAGCGGATTCTTGATAGAAGAGTTGCTGCATCGCGGCCAACAACCTTTGGTCAACACCACCATCATCAGGCTTTGCGCCCATGGTTATCAACAAAACGGCGTTTTCGACTGATCTGGCGACAGCTTGATCGATCTTCTTCAGTTCCATTTTCGCATTTAAATCTTCCAACACCCTGTACGTAAACGGGACCGCAAAAGGCTCGTAATCTTGCTTTTTACAAAAAGCCATTACCACATTGGTCACATCCAACGGAATGAAAATCCCGTCTTTCGAGAACTCTTTTTTAGTTATTCTCGACCTTATGTCAGCAGGCAGGGATTCTAACACAAGCTGGTCGTTCCTGTTGACTGGCTTCCTGAGTCTTTCCAATTCAAAACTGGATAGCATCTTTCGATATGTTCCCTTGTCGAAAAACATGCCGTTTTCTGCGACAACTTGATTTGGATTCAACAAAACATATTTAACGGGGATCTTGTTGTTTTCGGAAGCAGACAAATTGGCTATCTGTTTAAAATCCTCAAGCGTGAATTTGCCGTCAACCCTATATAAGAAGATATTTCCGCTTCTAAAATACTCCCTGAAAAACTGCTCTTTCAAAGCAGCCATACCGATATATTCGAACCACTCTTCGAAAAATGTTTTGCTTTTCTTGCTGCCAGAGTCAAAGAAAAGTTCTGTATTGGCAAATTCCACCATCATTTCTATGGTGTTGAATATGATCGCGATTCCAAAATATGCCCTTTGACATAACTCTATAGCCGCCCGAACCTCCACACAATCATGGGAAGTTACAAATGGATAGCCTATGTCATAAATATGGCCGTATTTTTCAATAGCATACGGAGCAGTGGACCTGTCGCTTCTGTTCCTTGTTGAGTAGGTCGAATCGATTGTCGGAGTTGTCGATGCCGCTGTGGTCGAAAAAATCGAATAACCCTCGCCGCATAACATCGGACCAACAAAGTCCTTGTTTATGTCTTTAATGTCAGATATTCCAGCCAAATTCTGGAGTTGCTTCTTCTTGTCCCAATAAGACATTTTCCTTTTCACATAATGCCTTTTTTGCTGTTCCATACCAAAGATTACATCGAAGTGACTTTAAAGTGAACTTTCCACTTTACCTGTTAACAAAAAATGGCAAAAACGGAGGCGGCTTTTCATGGCTAACAGAGGGGTCAAACGCATCACCAAAAATCTTTAACGCCCAATTGCCTAAAACCAAGCAAGAATAACTGTCTTTTCTCACCTTGTTTTCTCCCGTTGTTTTTCTTAAATTTGAAGGAAGATCGAATGTTTGGCTTCCGTTAGCTGTTGTAGTCGGAACAATAATCGCACACTGAGCTTTAGTCATATTGATCACTATCGGAATGTTCTCGATCAAGTCTGCCTTCTTAGCAATCAGTTTGTCATGCTCGTTTGTTTCCTCATACAGGGATTCGAAATCCTTACCGCTTCTGAACACTAACGATCCAATTGGGATGTTCTTTTTTAGCTGGGCGTGCCAATCCTTATCCATGGGCAAACCCGCAAACCAAATCTTCTTGTGGTCAATGTTGGATTGCAACAATTCGTTGGCAAACCTAATCCATTTGGGAGAAGGGTTGCGCATAAAGCAAATCCTATGGTCAAGTCTATTGTATTGACTTCTTACTTCCTTAAGCCCCTCTTGATACGTTTCTATTTCATCGATTTCTGTTGTTTCAATGGTCTTGAATTCGATCTTCGCATCCTTGAATACCTTGCTTTCATTCACCGCTTTCAAAAACTGGACACCACCCATATAGTCAAACACTATGAAAACAACGTTAAAGTTAGTATACAAATAATAGAAATACAGGATGTGATTCTTTGCGTTTCCGCCGTGAACCGCATAACTATGAACAATCGTTCCTGTCTTCCTGTCTTTGGAAAGCTTTATGACGTGAATCGCAAAGTCGTCAGAACTTTCTGTTTCAGCCCAAGACGGGTCAATACTTATGATATATTCCGCGCCTTCTTCTCCTTTGATTTCAACATATTGCCCCTGCCCGTCTGGGTATGTAACAGCACCAAGTTTCGATATACGGAAATAACTAGAACTATCATCAGTGAAAAGTGATCCGAACTCCCTCATGAACTGAGCTTCGGACATCGTTGCTTTTGATTCATTGATCAAGTTTTGGTCATAAAGCTCCTTGGGCACCACGTCATACGAAAAATGCATAATTGCACGATGCGCGGTATCCTCTTTTTCTTTTTGGATGCGCCCAGTGATAAGCCCCTCATATTGTTTATACAACGTATAGATATAATCAAAAGTGTATCCAGCACTACTCAAGGTAATCAATTTGTTGTTAGGCCAACGATACCTCTCGTCTTCTGTCATCTTCCCCTGTTCGATCAACTCATTCTCAAGATCAGCAAGCTCTTTTCTTTGGCCAGGATTTTGGACAGTGGAAAGGAACGGTTTAATGACTTCGTTGTAAATCTTTTCTGGCATCAACAGGAATTCGTCAACAATAACCACATGGAATCTGAAACCACGAAGTTTTTCGCCGTCTCCAAGAGGTAAGGCTCTAATTTTGGATGTCCCTATTTCCATTAACCATTCGTCACTGCTTTTGCTGACGTTGGAGACACATTGTTTGAACAGTTCCGCTTCTTTTAGTTGGCATATATCCTCGATCTTCTTGAAAATGAGTTTCGATTGACGAAATGTCCTCGACAGTATGCCAATTTCGGTGCCAGGATTAAGCAGGGCGTAGTAGGCTGCGAAAATACCAGTGCAATATGACTTGGAACAACCACGCGCCCAGATGCCCATGAAGTAGTCACAAAGCATCATTGCTTTAATCGCCATATGCTGGAACGGAAATAGCCTTACTCCCATCGCTAGATTAATACCAAAAGTCACATTCTCGCGTAAAAATCTATACAACAATGTTTTTGCCTCTATTTCGTCAAGCGTGCCCTTTTTTGCACGAACGATCTCATTGATGCCGCTATACCTTTTCTGGTATTTCTGTGTTCCTACTTCCCAAGCCATCTGATCATTTCATATTGGATATCCATTAATGCGCATTTCTCACCCATTTTCAAAATACTGAAAGAAACGTCCTGCGCTTGCGCCCTGTCACTACAAAACACAAACTGAACGGCCCTTGGGTATTTATGCTCAAGCAGCCTCATGTTGTGAAAGACAAACTCCAGATTCTGGCAATACATGTTTATCTTCCAGTTGTTTTTCAAGTCCGCAGCGCTGGATTCTATCACAACAAACAAGATGGCCCCAAGCTCTTTGGCGCGTTTGATCTCATTTTCAAACCGCTCCAGATTATTGCGAGACAAAGTGGAACAGAAATCAGAAGGGCTTTTCCTGTCTATGAAAACAAACGAAAACGCGTCACCAAGTGCTGTATAATCTCCTACCTCAAGTTTTGTTGCCCGTGAGTTTAGAAAAACAAAAGGTTTTTGTTCCCTCGTGTCAATACCGATTCTGATCGACCCGTCATCAAAACAAAACCAGTCCTCTTTAGCCCTTTCTGGAAACAGCGGCTCAACGCCGATTTCCTCGCAAAGCTTTTTGTAGCTTCCGCCCAAGTTTTCACAAACAGCCATGGACGGGAAACAAGACAGCGTTCCCAAATCCACACAACTCGGGGCAAACTTTCCGTCTTTTAATTGAACCCTGTTTCTTATTAGATCGACCACATATTGCCTTGCGGTTTTTTTGTCAGCCCCTTTAAGCCAAGCGTTCATTTCGCGCTTGTCCACAAAATCCCTTGAAAGGTAATCGTCAACATTTTTAAACGGGATTGGTTTGCCGCTATACAGACTCATCCGCTTGTAAAACCTTGTATAATAGGTCTCAATCGGCAAGTCATGCTTTTTCAAATGGGCGTGCAGGGACTTCCTCCACTGAAATCCCTGCCCGCAAACCAGACATTTAAAATCAGACGACATCTTCCCTTCCTATCCCAAGAACTCTCGCCTTGAATTCTGGCAGGCTTTCAATCATTTGAGCCTCCTTGTCAATCAACAGCTTTTGTTTTTCGACAATATTCAACATGATTTGGCGCTCTTCTTCTTCCATAAAAGCTTGCACCAAGTTAAGGATGCTTGCGGAGCTTTCATGGCGTTTAGCGAGACGCGCAGACCGATCCCCTTGCAGCCTTTTTATCAGCGATTCTATGCGGCCTTCTGAGTCATGGTATTCTTTAGATTTTGCTTTTATTGTTTCCGCAAGCCTCACTGAAAGCTCATTTTGCTCTTCAGTTTCTTCAAACATTTTGTGGAGTTTTGCCAGATTCTTTGATATGTTCTCCAGCATTACCACATCCTTGCACACGTTCATGTAAAGGGTTACTTCATCTGCTGTTAGGTCTGGCTTGTCCCATGTAAGGCGTATAAATTCTTCTTCAAAAAGCTTTCTGCTATCATGGCTCTCAAAGCCATTCATGATTGTGCAGAACCTTGAATTCGAAAGGTTGATAAGCAGCTTGTCTACATAATCCTTGTGCCTTTTGTGCATCCGCTCTTCTTCCAATTGGATACCAGTGGAATCATAGATCTTCTTTATTACTTTACTGGCGGCTTTTGGCGGCGAATACCTAGTGAATAAAGCGCTTTCCGTTCCATGGACCCAATCTGGATTTACCGCCCGAATACAAGCCAAAACAGCGCGGACTTCCTTGCTTAAATTCTTGATTTCTACGTCAGGCCAAACCTGTTTTGCAATTTCGAACGAGCTTAACCCCTCGGTCGCCCTTTGCAAAATGAACTCCTTTTGAGTTTCGGTTAGTTCGTCGCACCGCTGCGGCATGCGTTGCGTGGTTGAATACTCCAACCCAGATGATGATAAAAACTCCCTTACTGCCCTGCCTTCAGCGCTTCTCCCGTCCAATTCCTCGTTGCAAAAACACTCTTTTGTCAACTTGTTGAGGTCTGGATTGGTTGGGAAGCTTTTGGCTAGGAAATCCTTCTGTTCGTCTGTTAGCGTAACCTTCTTCATGTTTACCTCCCAGGAATTATATCTTTTGTTTCCAAGATTTTTGCAGTCTTCTCCCTAATTGTCTTCTGGATGTGTTTGATTTGTCTGTATCCAGCTTGCCTGTTTTTCTCCGAAGTGATGTAACCCATAACTTTGGAAATTTCATCATCAGACTTTCCTTCAATAAACTTCATTCGAAAAACTTTAAATTGTTTTGGAGTCAGCACTTTTTCCAACTCATCGACTAGCCTCTCAATGCAATCTTCTTGGTTGAAAAAGTCGCAAGGCAAGTTATAAACTTCCTGCGAATGATTCTCCATAGGCAAAGGAAGCTTGATATCGCTGGCCGACTTTTTGGTTCGCTGCCATTTACGGTAAACAGGGCATTCATCGCACTGCAATCCACTCTTGGTATAAGTGCAAAGCTCGGATTTGGTAGGATCTGTGCTGCCAGCACTGCCTTGATTGAATGGGCAATTTAAGCATGGTCTAGCAAAACTCCCGTAGTTATTGCGCAGTATGTTCTTGAGCTGGTTTGAAATCAGCCTGTATAGCCAAGGACGCAACGGCTTTTTCGCATCCCACTGCTCCCACTTTGTATAAATATGCGTCAGAATCATCTGCGCAACATCGTCAAAGTCCATCCATGCGACGGCCTTTAACCTCCACGAAGACCGCCTTCTTTCGATTTCTTGGTTTATTACATCCAAGTTATCTTCAAAACGGTTACTTCCTTCTGGCATCTAATTCCTCTGTTTTTAGTGGTATTGTTTGGCCGTCTTCAAAAACAAGCTTTCCGTCTTTGGAGCCTAACACGAACTCTCCTTGCGGCTTCCGATACTCAACCTCCACATCAAGTTTTGTAATTTCTGGGACGCGATCTGCCGTGGTAAAAGCATCTTCGCTATCCTCATCATCGTCGTCGTCATAAACCGTTACAACCTCCGCTTTTGTTTTTTGTCGCGGTTTCTGCACAGACCCCACAGAAAATTCGCTTAGGTTTTGCCCACATGAAGAGCAAAATTTGGGAGGGCTTAGATTATATTCGTATCTTGCCCCGCAATTTGTACAAAATACTTTGTTCATACGGCTATATTATCCGAGAAATGACAATATTCAAATTTCGCTACACGAAAACTGTTTATAAGGACAGTTTTTTTACCAAAAATTTAACAATTTCATCGCGAAAAATGTCTTCCTCTGTTAGTCGGAATGTAAAAATGCCGTGTTCCCTGCTCTCTTCATCGTCAAAAGCGGCTATAATTTGAGGAAAGCAGCTTCTACCGTTCAAATCGCTTTGTTTCGGGTCTCCGCACAGTATCAGTTGGGTGTTTTTGCCCATGCGCGTAAGAGTTGTGGCCATCTCGTGGGAGTTGAAATTTTGCGCCTCATCGACAATCACAATCTTGTTTTGCCAGCTTGCACCCCTCAAAAAGTTCACTGGTAACGCCTCTAGCATCTCGCTTTTCATGACGCTAGCGATAGAATGCGGGTTAAGCATCTCCTCCAGCTTATCGTTTAGCGGAGCTATAAAAGGATCAAACTTTCGGCTCAAATTCCCAGGTAAAGAACCAAGCTGTTTGGAGGCGCTTTCAACAGCGGTTCTGATGTAAAGGATATCTTTTGTTTTATCCCTTGCCATTATTGATAAAGCGCCGTAAACTGCCAAATAAGTCTTGGCCGTGCCCGCTGGGCCATAAATAATCACAATCCTTGCCGTCTGGTCAAGTATTTTGTTGATAATTTCCCTTTGGTTTTTTGAAAACTTCCATTCCCGCCTCTTAAATTCAATTGTAGGGATGAAATTTCCCTCCAACGCCGTCCTGATTTCGTTCTCCACAACATGGTGCTTTGTCATAAGATTTTTTGTTTTATTACAATCGATCCACGGGAGTCCAACGCCCAAGAAGAATCGATGTTTTCAAACTGCCCGCTAACAGCAAGCGTGCCACCAAACCTGCCAGTGACATCATTCAAGGTAATCTCTATCCCAGTGGCCAAATGGACAAGCCCTTGGATATAGTTCTGGAATTGCATGTCCTTAAAGTCTATATATCCCAAACTTGTGGTTACTTCAAGCGATCTTAACCTATGTTCAGTTGGATACTCGGTGCCCAATTTATGATATGGCACTCTTTGAATATCCCAGCTTATGGAGATGCTGTCTATTGTTTTCCCAGAATACAAGTCGTTTGAAATTTGCGAAAAATTCGAACTTGATGTATACAATGGAATCAATCCGTCAAACGGCTCGACATCAGAAACCGTATACAAGGCATCATATCCCGTTCCATCATGGCTATAAGCATCATCTCCGCTGATAAACAGCCCGCTCATCGGAGCGGAATTATACATCATTTCAGAAAGAGATACCCCGCCATAAACAGAGTATTCCACATCGGCATAGATGGGCCTGAACGGAGTCAGATTAAGTGATAATGAAGTAAGGGCGACGTTTTTAAAGTGTAGCCCCTGCATGGTGATTGACGGCAGCGTTCCAGTAAATGAATAGTCGCCTGTCCCGTTCATAATGACGTTAAAGTTTTCTGGAGTCAATAAAACGTTCCCTTTTATGGTTGCTACGCTGGGAGCGCGGGGTTCATAAGTATCCGCCGAAGAAACTCTGGAAATGCCCTCGTTTGGTCTGGCAACTGATACGGAAGCTTGACCAAACAACATGGGCACAAGCCAAGTGTTTGTTCCGCTTTTTGTTAGTGGAGAACAATCCCAAGATGGGTTGGCCAAATGGACTCTGGCTTCTTTATAAAGGAGATTCACTTGTTGTTTTTACACTTAAACAAACAACAGTTTGGCCACGATCTTTTTCAGCGCAATCAGCATGGAACGCTCCCTTGGAGACAGCCCCCTTGGCTTGGTGTCAAGGACACATAATGCCCCAAGGGCAAATCCAGAGCGATCCACGATAGGCGAAGCGGCGTAAAACCTTACTCCCAACGGGCCTGTCACAAACGGGTTCTTCTCCAAATCTGGGACAGCTTTTGTGTCATGGATGATGGTTATCTCGACATTCGGATGGGTTATTGTCCTATCACATAATGCCTCACAGCGCTTTGTTTCCTTGACGTTGATATTGAAAGTAGACTTATACCATTGTCTTTCCGAATCAAGGAATGAAATTCCAGCCATCGGGCAATTGCATATCTCGGCTGCAAGCTGTGCGCAAGTGTCCCAAACACGCTCATGGGGAGAATCCATGATTTTTGTCGATTTCAATGACTCTATCCTAGCCCTCTCCAAACTATTGGAGAGTTCTTGCACCTTGCTGGATACTGCATCCAATCTCGATAGAAACGCTTGGTCCATTAGTTGAATTTTTGTAAAACTCGATCAAGCACAATCCATACAACCGCAGTAATCGCCTGTATACCGATTATCACTCCAATTGCTTTGTTCTTTGTATCCTCTAAAGCTTTTAATCGGGTATTAACGCCTTCAAATTTTACTTCAATAGCGTCCATATGTTTCTGGCTAATAGAATTAACCCTTAATTCGGTTAATTGGTCCAACATTTTTGATAGCTGGGCTTCTAATCCAGTTAGCTTGGTGAAGACAAGTTCGCGCCATTCGCTTGCGGTGACAGATTCCTCGGACATCGTTTCTTTTTATTACAATGTAACCCAACATTCGTGAATAGGAAAACCCGCGCCCCAAGACGGAACGCGGGCTGTATCCACGCAACTGCAAGCTCCTGATGACCTAAAGATATTTACACCGATAGATCACAAAATGACGAATGGTCGCCATTCTTCCCTCAAAACTGGAAACTTGGCAACATGGCTAGCCTTCCAGCTTTTGATCGGGCCTCCGTGAACGTTTTTCGCCCCAAGGGAATCCCCCTTCTTCTGGTTGCATTCAAAACAAGTGAGGGATAGGTTTTCAGCCTCGCCTTTGCTGCCACCTTTGCTCCTCGGATGAATATGTTCAATGGTCATCTTGTGCTTTGCCTTTCTTTTGAAGCAAATTTGGCACACGCCGTCGAAATATTCATACAAGTTCTTCAAAGATGGCCTTCTGGAACGGTGGCGCTTGGTATGATGGATGGAAGTTACTAGGATCGTTGGAACTGGCCACGCCCTTGAGACGCTTCGCACCGCTGGGTTTTCATCAAACCAATCGTCGGAATTCACCCAAGTATCCCACAAATACAGAGAGCCAGACTTTCCCATTGCTCTTACCCCACCAACAGATCCGATGAGCTTTTTCAAGCCTTCTCGTGCCGTGGTGATGCCTTGTGGCAAATATGCGGCAGACAAAAGCAAAACGCTTTCTTGTTTTGGATTAACGATCTTCATTGGCTGATGATACAAAGCCAGCCTGACTTGTCAATAAGAATTTGATCCAAAATATCCCAATTTTGTCATATCGTGCGTCATTAAACGATAAACTCTGTGTTTTGCCAAGTCTGTAATAGAAAAAGCTTTTAATTCCACGCCCCAATCAACCGCTTCGCTTTTTAAAGTTTTAAAAACAAAGGATTCAAGCATGCTTCTGGTTAAAGCAAAGTTGTTTCCAACATTCTGGTATTCGGAGACCCATTTTGCAATCAATTCCATTGCCCGATTCTGGATGGTGGCATCAACGTCGAAGGTTTCCAACATCGCTTTTTTCGCATCATTAATTGTATAGCGAACAACCCCAGATACAGCCCAAGGAACCCCAGAAGCGTCTATAATGCTTTGGTTTGGAAGGTTTGTTACTTGTAAAGATCTCTTAATTATTCTGGTCCTGTCAAGAATGGGCCAAATCAAATAGTAGCCATTGGTTAATTCCCGTTTAAACTTACCAAGTCTAACAAGAACGCCAAGTTCGTCTGGTTCAACCTCTGTCCAAAACTTAAGCTTATCTAACCACTCAAGAAGTTTTTGGAAAAAGATGGTCATTTCATGAGTTTACACTCAAGAAGCGGCCTTACACGGCTTAAAAGACAAAGATCTGGCTTGTAAATATAGCGTTTTATTATATTTATTGATAAATTTCAGTATCCCAGGAGTATTGGTGCCGCGCACAAGCTCCACCACAAGGCATTCTGCCTCCCTGAAAAGGCAACACGCAAAATCAAACTTTGCAACTATGGGGCCGTTCCAGCCATAATCTATCCAATCCTTTTGGTTGAATCCTTGCGCATCAAGAGTAACTGATAAAGCGTTGAAAAGCTTGTCTAAAAAGGTTGTGTCAACGCTGGAAAGCTCTCCAAATTTATCGGTATAGGATTCTTGAAATGGTGTGGAACTTATAAAGCCAGAAATCCAACGCCATGGCTTTGAAGCCTCGCGCCAATCCTCGGCAATCTCTTGGTTGTTTAATTCGGACAAGGCTACGCCTAATGCCGCGCATGCGGTATCGATTTTCCCAACAGCCACAACATTTGCGCATGATTTGGGCATTACCGAACCAACGGAATTACAAGTAAATCCTAAATCCCCATTCGATGTGTACAAGTCCTTGGCTTTCATTCCTTCGTTCTAGCCTAAACCTCTAGCTTGTCAATTGGCAGGAGAGACAGACAAAGAGAATCTCCTCTGCGCATTATAATAAACAGATAAACCTCCTTTGTTTATCGCTCTTGCAGTTTCAACCGCGCTCTCCCTGTCTTGACAGTTGATTTCTCCCTTTATTGCCCCGTGGTATAAACCAATATTCAAAGAAATAAAGAAGATCTCGCTATAAGGAAAAGATGGGGCTGTAAGGGGATCGGTGTGTTTATAGAAGTATCTTTTTACCAAGATTGAACCGTCTTGATTTTCCCAAACAATTTCTGCGTTTGCTTTTCCCAACGGTTGAAACTCGCTGTCCCTGTTGCAATTCTCAAGGTATTCCTTAGTAAAAGTCGGGGTGTAATTTGCATCCGCAAAAAGCGGCAAAGTAAAGTATTTTATATGTTTTTTCATATATTTTAAACATATCCCAATACGCAAGCGCCTCCCGCGCAAGCCTGCGCCCCAGTCTCATCAACTTGTTGGTAATGCGGTTCTGGCTCGCTGACTTCGGACCAATCGATTTCCTTGTATGTCCTTTTCAACTCAAGCCACTTGTGCCAAACGTGGGCGTGTTTCAAGCAATAAGTTGCGGTTCTTAAATCGCCATTAAAGTAACGGTTTGCGAATTGTTTTGCGCGACGAACCCAATCAACCTTATAAAACCAGTCATCAAAAGATTCTCGGGCTGAAAAATACTTCACCAATTCGCGCCCCCAAACCTTGTCTGAGTGGCCGTTCTTCACTGGATATTCGGGGCATTCCATCTTCTCGGCCAACGGTTTGCCAAATCCCAATGCGGTTTTGCAAGCCTCCCACAAATCGCCATCAAACGCCGCAAGACCGTCCACCACCAGTCCACTCGCCAAAACAGAAGCGTCTCCATATTCTTTCACCATTTCGCTCGGGGTAAGGACTTGGGAAAACGGGGCTTGGGTGTAATCAAGATCTCCGAAGGCGGATATCAGGGAAATCGCGGTAAAGGATTCCCTATGCTGGTAAATGAATTCGGCAACTTCATGCCATTCATTCGGTTTGACGTGAATGGTGTTCGAAACGTTGTGGGAAATGCCTTTTGACACACAAAGTTCTTCGTTGTGTCCTCCAGTAACCCAAGATTGCTGGGTTTTAAGAACATTTTTAAGCATTTCTATTGCCGAAAGATCGTTCTTCAGCACTGCTCCCGCTGGAACCTCGCACATGAAAGACAAAATATAATCGGTGTTGTTCGAAGACCACACCGACTCTTCCACTGCTTCTGGATTGACCGATTTGAAGAAATTGGCTGGCCATTCCTGTTTGTTGCTCTGCGCCCGCCTGATATATCTTCGGGCGTGGTGTGGATGGATGCCAGACGCGGTTTGCAATACGCAGGAAGTGCTGCCAGCGGGTTTGATACAAGTGGTTCTGGCCGCTGGGTTTATCCCGATCATTGCGGCAACCTTGCGATTGGTGGCGTTGACCACTTTCGCCCCTTTGGCAAGAACCCCCTCATTCAGCAGGATTTCAGGACAGTCCATTATCCCAGTAATCGAAACTCCCAAAAGAGCCTCCTCGTCAAAGATTTCCTTTGACTCGGGGGATAGATACACAAAGTCTGTATATTTAGCCTGCAAAGTTCCAATGATTGCCGCAGCCTCGCAAGCTTGTAAAAACTTCTCTTCCGTATCGCACCATCTCCCGTTGATTTCGCAAAGGTTGCAGCCTTGCACCCCGCTTACTCCCTTGCGAGTTTTGGGGTAGAGACCTATCTCAAAACAGTTTGAAACGTTGCAACCGCCAGTCCAATAGGTATGAGGCTCGTTGTCTACGGTGATATCAAAAACCTCGTCTTCTCCCAAGCTTTCAATTTCATAAATTTCGAATGATGCTTTTTTAGGAGAAGAAGAGCCACAAGCTTCTAGCTTTTTCTGCTTATATCCTTGTAAGAATCCAATCTTTTGCGTAAATACTTTTTTATCGGATGTTATATTTAAATCGTATGATTTCTTTGAAATATACGTTCCGTTTTTAAAATCAACGCTTTTAGACTTGTTCTTGGTATAATAAGACGCTATCCCGACAGAGGACAACATTTGTTGGACGGCTTCGATAACCTTGAAGGAAGAGGCTTTTAGTGTTACCCTGTTATTCACAATGCTCCCGTTGGCGGAAAACAGCCCCCTCAAAAAGGAACATACTGTTTGCGGCGAGCCATGCACAAATCTTTGGGGTATTTCCCTAGCAAAAGTTTGCGGAAGTTCGTTTGCGGTAATGGAGGTTTGAACTTCAAACAGTACCTTGTTAATCCCAGGTCGGTGCTTGATAATCAGGCTGGATATTTCCGAATCAAAATAATCTTGGTCGTTTTCTCCGATATTAAGCAAGACCAAACCATTGCTGGCGTGATGAACTGTTCCATCACCGAATACCAATCCATCCATAACACACGCAACATCAAATTCTCCGCGTGAATCATCTGGGCCTTTCAGCCAGTCTATGGACTCGGCATCTTTAGCCTCAACCTTGATGCCATTGGACACAACCTTATGGTTTTCCGTTCCAATAAATACTCCAGCATTGGTTTTATACTTGAAAACAGGCTTTACTCCATTGGACCATTTTTTAACCACAGTAGTCCATCCAGTTTCCGACCAAATCTTATCGCCCTCCTTGATCTGGCCCATTGTAGAAATACCTTTTTTGGTCAATACGGTGGCATATGCTGGTTGGCATGGGTTCGACCCGTGATCTATATGCTCGCAGAAGAAAAATCCTGGCTCCCCGAAATGCCGCGCATTTTTAATTATGTTTTCGAAGTCTTCCCAAGTCACATGATCCCGCAACAAAACAACAGAGTTGTTTGATCTGGCGCGTTGGGGGTTTTCCACATCCCAATTCCCGACTTTCGCGGTCATCATTTCCTCGTCATCCTTGGAAAACAAACAAGATGTCGCAGCCCGCCTAACACCACCACTCAAAACAGCATCGGCGCAATGCATGAGGACATCATAACAATCAACAGGGTGAAGGATAGTTTCGCCGCTGGCCAAGCGCTTTTCCAATAGTTGCCATATTTTGGCAATGGAGTTGGCCAATCCTTTCGGTCCTGGGGCCTTGAATTGTCCAGCAATCAAAGAACCTTCGGGTCGGACTTTCGAGAAATCGAATTCAATTTCGTATCCAAGGTAATCAGCCCACTTTTGGTGCGAGGAAACAAAGAATGAATTGATGCACACGCCAATGGCATCACTCCACCCCTCAATGGAATCCTCGACAACAAAAGGTTTGACTCCTTTGTTTCTTCGGCGCAGGGAAGGCAGCAGCGCCACATGTTCCCGCTGCACCGAAAACCCGAAGCCGCAGCCGCATAATAAAAGATACATGGCTTCTTCAAAAGCAGTGGTGCGGTCGATCAATGAATAAGTGCAGTTGAAGATTTTGGCGTTGTGGGCCTCCACCCATTTGCCACCGAACTGCAAGGCGCGTTGCGAACCCAAAACACGCTTCTTCAACATCTGAAGTTTGGCGAATTCAAAGAGTTGGGCGAATTCCGCGTTTTCCTTAAGCTCCTTTTCGAACTTTCGGGCGTGCATGCCGAAGACGCGTTCCACGATCTCTTCCCACGTTTCCCTTCTTTTTTTATCTTTCAAATAGTGCGCGTAACGCGCATAAACCGTATAGTCGGACAATGCCTTCAAGCTCATGACCAATGTTACACTGGCATGCGCTCTTTTAAACAAGGTATTCCGAAAAAGAGGCCCACCGATTTTTGAAAAACCAATAGCAAGAGAAATACGTGTCTTTTGGCTTTTTTCAGAAACATGGGGGGCACTTGGGGGGTGACTTGGGGGGTGTAAATGAATAAGGAGAAGAGTAAGAGAGAGAGGAATAGTGGAATGGGAAGGAGTGGCAGAATGGTAAAATTGAAGGTTGTTGCGTGTAGGGACTACCCCCCCGCGTTTCTAACAGTTAGTGTATCACACATTATTCAAAAAACGGGGTAGGGGGGTATTTGCCCCCCTAACCGTTAGATTCAGTGTATCACAGCACGATGCAAAGTGCCATGATAGCGCTGATTGTTATGACAACTTGCAGCAACATGTTAGGTCTCCGTTAGATGTTAGAATGTTAGATGTTATGGATTGCGAGCATCCCAAATCCACCACGCGACCATGGCGGCAGCAATGAAGGTGACTAGGAATGTTTCCATAGTTAGAATCCGTTAGAGTTCCGTTAGGTTTGGGGCGGGCTCGCGCCCGCCCCTATTGTTAGTGTATCACAGTCCAATGGACCGCAACACGTTTTGCCATTTCGTGCCCTTTTCCGCTGCGCGTGCTGCGCTCAATACCCGCTTGTCAAGCGGGAATTCGATCACGTTTCCCATTGCCTTGACGTAGGCAATGGAACACCCGTGCAAGTTGCGGCATTCTGGAACGTCGCCTTCGACAGCCCTAAGGCAGACTCGGATATCCACTCCCTCGGGGAGTGGGTCTAAGGATGGCGTGCGCTTGACTTCCCCTGTCTCATGCGCAGCTTGAACGCGTTTCCGCGCCAAGTATGGCGCACCGAATTGGCGGGTTACAAATCCGCCTTCTGTAATGGAGTAGTACTTGACTACTCCCCAAAGGTTACGGCGAGTGGATTCGTTCATGACCCGTAGCATAGAAGCCTCCGCTTCCATGCGCTTGTGTGATATGCTGTATGCTTTCATGGTGGTTTGGGGTTGGGTGCCGCTTCACTCACGGCAAGGGCAAAGTAGCATCGCGGGGGCAGACTGGCAATGAGAAAAGCAAGAATTCGCACGCTAGGGCACGCTAGGGCACGCTAGGCCAGCCTAGGGCACGCTGAGCCCGCCTAGGGCGGGACTGTCCCAGGCCCAGTCCACAGTTGCATTCAACTCTCACAAGTGTAATATACCCTGCCCTAACATGTCCTAACATCTTCTAACATGTCCCTAACAGCCTAACAGCCTGTTAGATTGTTAGACGCTTCTAACAATTGCATGCAATAAAAATTTGTGGTTACGATAAAAGGGGCTCCTTTTCTTCCAACCACAAATCCGATTGTTGCATGCACTAACAGTGTGATACTAACATGTTGTTAGAGATGTCTAACATGATATACTTGCGCATAACGTATTTGCGCCATATCAGGAAGGAAATGCATGCAATCGGGTATTTGGAGGGAAGCGCTAGAATGCGTTCTAAGCGCTTGGAGGGGCATTCTGGCATGCTGACAAGGGCGGGGATTCAACCCCTGTCCTTGGCGTTCTTAAGGCACAAAAAAGGCCAAGGGGAAACCCCTTGGCCATGGTGGTAGCGGGGGGAGTTATACCCCCACTTGCTCCGCTGCCAGTGGAGAGGGAATGAGCGGGGGCAAGGCGTTAGCCGCTTCCACTGCCATCGCGGCGAGAATCGGCCCTGCCACGCGCCAAGGGGCGGAATGCGCGATGGTGATTTCCGCCCCCGTAGGGGAAAGAACGGTCTTCTTCTCTTTCAACTCCATCCACTTGGGACGGGTGACGGTTTTCTTCCCCTTTTGAACCCGCTCTTCCCCAAGGGCGAGAAAGCGCCCCTCAGAGACGCGGAATTCCAAAACCACGTCCCGCGTGGCAGGGACATAGACCGCAACCTTGGCGTGGTAGGGGAAACGGATGTCGGAGCGCTTGGCCAAGGACAGGAAAACGGGAAGGGAAACGTAGGTGGTTTGCATGGCGTGGGGTGGCCTACTGGAATCGCACTCCCACAAAACGTCCCGAGCCAAACCAACGTGGCTTGGTTGTCGGGGTGGGGTGGCGGGAAGTAAGCACGCGCCCAAGATGGGGATTCACTGCATCTCGACAAGAAAAATCGCACCAATCACACAAAAAAGATTGTTTTTCTACCTTTCTGCATATGTCCATTGGACAGATGTGTAGGACACTCAATCACTAACAAACAGTTAGAAATGCCCTAACAATTGCATGCAATTGCGGGAATTGTGGTTACTACAAAAAGAGCCCACTTTCTTGTAACCTCAAAAATTGTTGCATGCATCAACTGTGTGATACAGCGTGCCAGACCATACGACCCCCCCTACCCCCCCTAACAGTTATTTGGCTCTAACAGTTAGATATTTGGGCCTAACAGTTAGAAACGGGGCTCTAACAGTTAGAAACGGCTAACAGTTAGATAATGGGTTGTCTCACACTCCAATCTGAAAAGAAAAGAGCAACTCCTTTCGGAGTTGCCCTTTCCCCCCTTTGTGCCATGAAAAAACCTACAAAATCACGTAAAGCGCAACTAACGCCGCGAGCGTGAATGTGAGTTGCCAAATCATGGCGTTTCCTCGCTTCCCACGCCATTCACCGCTTCGATGTTTTCTACCTTGTGGCAAAGGTAGTCAGCAACTTCACCGTCACGCTTTTCCGAAGCAAGCAAGAAATCCTCAACTTCCGCATAGGAAACGGGTTTGCCGTCGAGAAAGAATTGCGAGCGGGCAGGGTTGCCACTCGGTTGGCCGAAAAGGTAAATCTGGCCATTGGTTTTGTGGCGACGAAATAGGTTGCGCCCGCCATCGACCTCGGGGCAGGGTTCATGCCAAAGCTGCTCGGGGGCAAGCTTTTCGCGCCCGTTCTCCCGTGCTTCGATTGTGCTGGCTTGGTTTTCGTAATTGTGGCCAAGCCGCATTTGCATTTGCGTCCGCTTGGTGACGGCAGGCGACCCTTTGCGCGTTTTGCACGGGCGATAGGAAATGACCGTGGCAATTGCCCCACGCTGACGAGTGCCAAGGACTTCGAATAGTTGAGTGGTTGTCATAACGGGGGGAAAGTAGCATCTCGCAAGGGGGATGGCAAGGGAAAAGGTTAAAAAAGATTTTTTCATTTTGTAATTGACAAACCCCTAACAGAATCGTCTAACAGCTCCCTAACAGCATCTAACAATTGCATGCAACAAAAAAATTGTGGTTAGCAGAAAGTGGGCGCTTTGTGAAGTAACCACAAAATTGCTTTTGTGGCTTTGTAATATACTATAGTAGCCCCGCCTGTCTAAAGGAAAAGAACGTATTTGTATCATCTCCAATGATAACGTGATCGAGAAAGCGGATATTCATGATTGCGGACGCCTCATGAACGCGTTTCGTCAATTCCCTGTCGGCAGTACTCGGGGCAGGGTCGCCGCTTGGATGATTGTGAACCAAGATGAAACCGTGCGCACCGCCAACAATCACGGGACGCAAAATTTCCCTTGGGTGGGCGCACGTCTCGCTAACCGTACCAAGAGAAACAAGAAACCACGCCTTGGTTTTAATCCGAGACGTTGTAAGCAAAACGTGAAGGTGTTCTTGGGAATCCGCCATGGTGGGGCGGATTTGCGTTTGGTGATATTCGCAAACCAATTCGGAAGAATCAATTAGGGTTTGCTCTTCCCTGACTTTAGAAGAGAGCACGGGAACGATCTTGTATTGCATGGCGTACAAAGGCTAGGGGTTGCGTTAGGTGCGCTTGGATCACGCTTTGCGGCGTGCTGTGCGGAGAATTTCCGCAGCGGCGTCTCGTTCAATCGAAACGCCACAAGGGAGACCTCTTCCCGCAATCGCTACCCGCATGGTTCTTCCGTGTCCGCGCGTGGTCAACAAGAGGAGCTTGCCGCTTTCGCTTTCGATACGCGTATACATGAGGCATGCCACGGATGCCTTTTCCCGTTTGATGGTGTAGATCTTGGCCATGTCCCGAGTCTGGCCTAACAAAAGCCTAACAACAAGAAAAAAAACAAGAATTTTTGTTGTATGCAATAACTTTTGTGGTTGCTCCAAAACGCATCCCCTCCCAGCCAACCACAAAATACTTTGTGATACACTCAGCTAGGGTGTCGCCGCTCCCCCGCGCCCGCGCTTATTTGCGATATTTTGTTCTTGACTTGTCCAAACGAGACGCTACCCTGCCCGCGTCATGAGAACCTATGTTTACCTTGAATTGCCTGATGGTTTGGAGTACCAAGTCTTTGCCACGTTTTCCATCATTCCCGCACTCGTTTGCGTGGGCTGGATTGCGGATGGCGTGCGCAAGACGAAAGACGTTCAACAGGGCTGGGAAATCGATGGGGAAATCGAATTTGACAGTGTGGAGGTCACTTCTCCTAGTGGCTGGCAAGCGGTTCCCAAGGATGACCCGCGCTATCTGCAAGCTTGCGAAGCGTCCCGCCCGCTCTTCCAAGCCTACGTAGACAATTATCAAAAATAAGCGAAAAAAAAGCTTGCATTCCTCCCGCCAAGTTGCTACTTTCTCCGCGTCATGAATACTCCATTTAGCCTTATCGATTTTGTCTACCTATTCGACATCTTTGGCGTGATTGGATCGCGCCTTACAGCGAACAGCATCGCGCTTGTCTGCGATGGCGGCAGCGTGACTGTATTCGAAGCACCAAACGGTGAATTCCAATTGAATGATTTGCCGCCAGCATCGCACCAAACGATCATTCTGGCAATCGCCAGTGTGCTCGGCCTTGACTTGGGGGCAGTCATGCAAGACTATCAACTCTTGTTTACGGAAGAACAGCCTCCAATTTTCTCTTCCTACTACGGCGACTTGTGGAAACGCAAGCATGCCGAATGCGCAATTTGACAATCGGCAATTGTCAGGGGGCGGCGAGTGTCGCCCCCGCTTTTTTGTAGTTACTTCGCAACGCATCCCCCCGCTGCCAACCTCAAAAAAACAAAGATTGTTCTTGACTTCACCCCTTCACTGCCCCACCTTTCCCGCGCCATGAATGCACAAGCACTCGACCTATTCAACCTCGCCCTCGCCATGTCCGTCCTCGCCCGCGAGGATTCATTGGAAAAGCTCGCCCGCATGGAAGAGCCCTTTGGCCTCTCCCCTGACAAGCCGTGGCCGAATTTTAATCGCGAACGGCCTCACGACTGGTATATCAATCCCAACGGGTTGACTGTCCGCTTTCCAAGCGACTCTGAGCCTTGGGATGATGGTTTGGACGATGACGAAATCGAAGAAGAGCGAATTCGCATCGAAAACGGCCCACAAGATGAGCCCGATTTGTCCGCACCCGAACCACGGGAGGACGATGACGAGTGGCAGGAAGAGCCCGATCCACGCGACCTTGAATATTGGACGCGAATGGAAGAATATAAGAAGGAAATGCGCGAAAACCGCTAAGCGCATGCAACACGGGAGGGGATGGCGCAAGCCATCCCTTTTTTTGTGGTTTGTTCGCAACGCATCCCCACTGAACCAACCACAATTTTTGTTTCATGCAACACGGTATCCTTAGTGGAGCGCTCCGAAATAAATGATTAGAAAGATACCAATAATGATAAGATTAATCCATGTCATATTTACAGCCTAGCGGGTGAAATCTGCCAAGTCAATCCTTATTTAAATTGACAATGGCCAACCAGCATGCTCTATTTAGGGCGTCATGAAAAACAAAACCACCGTTTCCGAAAGAACGCGCATTGCACGCGCTTTGATGTGCTCTGATTTGCTTCGTGGCTTGGATCGCAACCAAAGCAAGCCAAGGGCGTTATGGGCTATCCACGAAGCGCTAACCAAGTGTGGCTTCGTTCTCGATATGGTATCGGCTGACATTATCATGGGCGACAAGGGACAGCGCTGCCTGTCATTCTCGCGACAGGATGACCTGATCGATGGAGACGGTGTGCGCATCGAAAACGCCGCGATTTGTTTTGTTTGGGAAAACTTGGCAGCAACCGTTGAGTCGCCACGCTGGGAATTCCTTGCTTATGTTTCCTGAAGATTGTCCTTGACTTTCCAAATTCAAACCACGAAGATTCCCGCGTCATGAACACGTGATTTTTAACCCCACTAAGATTCGGGGTAGAAAGGAGGAAAGGAGGCCACCATGAAATTCTAACCACACAAAACCGCTAGTAAGTTGCGGGGGGCGGCAGTGCCGCCCCTCGTTTTGTAGTTACTTCACAACGCATGCCCCCCAAAGAAACCTCAAAAATGTATTGACTTGCGAGGGGCAGGGGTTTAGAGTCCTTTCACCATGAACAAAAAATTGATTGCCCTTCGAAAGGAAGTCGCCCTCGCCAAGCGTAGCTGGGAAAAGGCCAAGGATGCTGTGCGCGTTGAATTCCTTGTCGGAACGAATGACAGCTTGAACAAAGCGGTTCTTGACGCGGAGAACGCCAGCGAACGCTACTACACCAAGCGGCAGGAATACTTGGAGTTTGCCGCTGCTACTCCCGAACCGCCCGCCACGCAAGCGGACGATGGCGCGATTGTGGTCGTGATCGTTTTCTAGGTTGGTTACATGACAAGGGCAGGGCGAGCGGGGAAACCCGCTCGCTTTGTCTTTTTTTGTGGTTACTTCCGAAAGCATCCCTCCTAAGTTAACCACAAAATTCTTGTTTTTCTGGTTGACAACACCTCGCACGCATGATATTTCGGGGGCATGAAATCGAAACGCATTTCTGTTCCTGTTGTCGCTGGCCTTTTTTCTGCGTTTGGCATAAACCATAACGTGTACTATTTCCCAGAAGATAAAGAAGACGGATCGCTTCCCTTTGTCTGCCGAACGGATGCCCACACTTTGCTTGGCTGGCCACAAGAACGGGGGTTTAAGGCCATGGAGTTTTCCCGCCGCCCAATGAAAAACGCGGCTCGTGTCCATATCATACGCTTCCCGAATGGTAGCTTGTTTTGGAGCCTGCAACCATTTAACAACTCTTTTCGCCCATGGGACGCCCGCTGCCTGTATCCAAAGGCACAAGCTTTTCTGAGCGATCACGGACTTGCCCCAAAGCTTCCAAATTCGTCTTGCCAAGTCTGGTTTCGTGCTACTTAAAGTAGCAAAAAACAAAGATTTGTAGTTAGGAGTTAATGCATCCCCTCAGAAGCAACCACAAAATTTATTGCATGCTTTTGCTAGCCACGGGGGAGGGTCGAACTCCCATTTCGCTTACTTTGTCGGGCGTGGCAAATGCCCCTAGACTTTGAAACTCCTTAATACGCTTTAGCCGTCACATATTAAGGCTCTTTCAGCGGTTTTACCGTTTAAACTACCGTAGCATTTATGATTGCGGAAAGGAGTTGAACCTTTAACTACCTTTAGAGCCGTTTTGCCGTTAAACTACCGCAATCTTCCCGATCAGGAAACTTTGACAATCTCCCCATTTTCAGCGGTGCAAGCCGCATACCAGCGGTGCGGCTTGGGATAGTGCGGTCCCTCGACGGCAAACTTGCCATTGCGTGGCTCGTTGCCGCCAAACGGCCCAGGCTGGTAATAAGTCACGGGGCGAACGAAAGCGGTCGCCTCCCCTTCCCCACGTTCGCACGCGGCCAGATATTCCAAACGAGCGGCGACGGCTTCTTTCAGTTCCTTCTTTGTCTTGAAATTGCGGTTTGTATACATAGCTTTGCTTGGTTGACGCGGGAAGATTGGCATGGTCTCGGGGGCAAGTCAACAATAAAAAATAAAGATTTTGAAGTTAGCTCGCAACGCATCCCCTTCAAAGCAACCACAAAAACGCTAAGCAAATCCTTGTTTTTAATTCCCACCAGCCTTTCGCAAACGCGAAAGAATGGTGATGGTGTTGCGGCGAGTTGTATACATCAAACGTTGCACTGACAGGAACTCATCACGCGATATTTCGTGATATACCGTCCGATCCCGCACCATGTAAACAGGTGTATCAAAATGCAGGATAAGCAAGTCGCCAACGGCAATCGGCCTTATTTGCAACTCTTGTAGTAAACGCGGGGTATGCTGGCACAGCGCACCCTCTAGCAATGCCAAAAAATCGCTTATTTCTTGCGATGTCTGTGCGCTTGCCGAAATGCAGGGGATATTGAAGTTGAAGGTGATTTCCTTCGGGTAAATGATTGTCGCTTGCATGCCTCCCATATACCAAAAAACTTAGAACAAAGTCAATAAAAAAATGTTGAAATCTTATTGACATGGCCAGCCAATCCGCTATGCTCCGCGCTATGAGTTTGTCAAAAATCATAGTCGAAGCGCTTTTCGTGGCGCTTTCGCTGCTACTTCTAACCATAATCCTATCATGAACACAACGGTCATCAAATGCACTTGCACCCATTCCTTCCAAAACAAGCGCTATGGGGCGGGTATGCGCCTTCACAATGACGACAGCAAGGGAGGATTTACTTGCACCGTCTGCGGAAACAGCAAGGCAAAATCGAGCAAACCAGCGGACGCTGCGGATGCTGAAACCAAGCCAGCAAAGAAAAAAGCCAAAAAATAGGCTTGACTTGTCGCCACAATCAGCCACGCTTGCCGCATGACCAAAAAGGACTTTTTGTGTTTGGTCCGCATGGAAATGCGGCAGCATGGCCTGTTTCGTTTGGGATGGGTTTACGAAATCAATCCTAGGCTTACAAGAACTTTGGGATTGTGTGATTCCAACAAATTCTGTCTGGTTTTTGCCGAACACCTTATCGATAAATGCTATTCTACTGTAATGTGGGTTGTCCGTCATGAGATTGCCCACGCTTTGCATTTCGAGGATAAGGGAACGTTTGTGGCAAACGTCAAGAATTCTTACCACGGAAAGGAATTTAAACGTTTCTGTAAGATCGTGGGGTGTCCCGCCACAAGATACATTCCCGCATGATTTTTGTGGTTACGATAAAACGGACCCAGGCCAAGCCAACCACAAACCAGGAATTGCATGCAACAGGGCAAAAAATAAATGAAAAAAAGGCTTGCTTTGCCCCACGGTTTCTTTAGGGTGATGGCGCAACAGAGACCTAACCCTAACTTACACACAGAAATGAAACTAATCATTGCCAAGAATATCGTGAGCCCTGAAGCGCTCGCCGCCGTTCCCGTGCCGCATTCTACAGACACGTTTCAACCCATCCCGCACAGTCTGCTTGTCGATATGACTCGCCAGAATTTGCGCGATGCTGGTTTTGAAGTCATCTTTGAAGAACACGCCATTGCCCGCGAGGGGCAGCGCTACTTTGGAGGATTTGCCATCACTGGCACCGAAATCACCGCCCCCGACCGTCAATTGGTTGTCGGCTTGCGGAATTCGCATGACAAGGGTTTCGCCGCATCAATCTGCTTGGGGGATCGCATGATTGTCTGCGAAAATCTCTGCTTTTCGGCATCGATCAAACTCGCCCGCAAACATACTACGTTCATCTTGCGTGACCTTAATGCGGTCATTGCACGCGCCGTGGGACGCTTGACGGGGCATTTCGGGGAAATGAATCGCCGCATCGATGCTTACAAGGCCAGCGGCTTGCTGCGACCCGAAGCGGCTGAATTGGTGTATCTGCTCGCTCGCAAGGGTGCGCTGCCGCCCCGCGAGATTTTCAACACCATTTCGGAATGGGAGTCGCCACGTCACGCGGAATTCGCTGGCGGGACGCTCTGGACGCTCTTTAACGCGGTCACTGAGCAGCTTAAGGGTAGCGACCTCACCAAGCTTCCCGACCGCACCATGACCATGCAATCGATCTTTGATACCCGCGTGGGGTTTGATCGCGTGGTTGACATCGACACTGAGGAAGTGGAAATCACGACCTCAGTCGGGCCACTGGAAGACGAGGACGAAGAAGCGTAAGGCCAGCAAATCGGGGGGGGCGGGAAACCGCCCCCCAAAAAATTTGTGGTTGCTTCACACCGCGCCCCTTCTGAGCTAACCACAAAAACAAAACATTGCCTGCAATAACTGTATGCATGCCACAAAGATTCTTTATTTAAGCTCTTGACAAAGCAAAAAGGGCCGCTTATTTTGTCGGCATGGCAAAGATTTACCAACATCCGCAAGAAACTTGGGACGAAAAGAAATGCCAAGCGGTTGCAAAACATCGGGGCAGGGATGGCTACGGCTCTCTTCACCCATACAAGGGATTGGTTTCGCCCGTAGGATCGTGCTATATTCAGTATGGCAGAACGATCAAATATAACGGCGGGTGCCTTCGCAACGGGGAATGGTATGACGGGGAAGAAATGCCGCTGCCAAAAATCCCGAAAGGATGGGAGTTTTATACCATTCCGACTTGGGGAATTTATCTAAGGAAAAAATCATGAAACATCCTATTACCTATTTTGTTCTTTCGCGCATTGCTGCGATGAAAGACGATCTGGAGCGCTTCTTGTATGCTCTTAAACGATATGGGATTATCTTTGAGGGATACGAGTGCGATCTTCCAAGCGGAAGCCTCTCCTACCAACAAAAATGGGATAGCAGATTAGAAAGGATGTTGTCAGAAGAAGAATTGCTGGCAAGATTTGCTGCAAAGCAAAAAGATTTTCATGCGTGCAAAAACTATATCAAATTGGCCGAACGGTTTTTCTTTCGCCAAATGGGTGAAAACAAGCCTTTGATGGTGCTGGAATGGAACCCAGCATTGCAAACCAGTAATTTCTATTTGGTTAAATCAGTTCCAACCACTTATCAAAAATTCACAAAAATCTCTTGACTTTCCATCAAAATTAAAACAAAACACACCCATGAACGCAAAGGGACTAGCCAAACAATTGGTTTCTGTCACACCAAGGACAGAAATCTACGTGGATTTGAATGGGTTTTCCGTGGGGTGGATTCATACAATTGTTGACCGTTTGCTTGATATGAGCCGAACGCGCTCGGACGATGAGGCAGAAGGTCACTTTGCCTTTGAAGCTGGGGGGCTGGGGGTTCTCTTTAGAACTGATGCGCAATACGCAAAAAAAGTTGTCGCTAAAGCAAATTCGTTAATTGCCTTAGCTGCCAAAACTTATAATAAAGACGCTCTGTACGTCCGTGTATGATTCTTGAATTTTCTTCTTGACTTTCTCTCAACACCAAAACAAAATACGAGCACAAAAAAAACAACACTATGAATACTGAAAACACAGAACAGGCACAAGAAGTTGCCGCCGTTACTACTATCGCCGCCCCTGTCAAACGTGGGCGTGGCCGTCCTGCCAAAGGCTTTGCCGTCCGCTGGTCGGCAATTCGCCACTTGTGGAAAACCAACACTGACAAGGAATTGGCTTTGCGCCTCAACGTGTCCGTCCCGCTGATCCATCGCAAGCGTCTGCTGCTAATTGCCAGCGGTTTCGATGCCGCACCCAAGCGCCCAAGCTATTCCCGCGTACGCAAGGAAATCAAAGCGAAGTTCTCCGCTTAATCAACCTACAGTGCAACACCACACACCATCAAACAAAATGAAAAACAAGAATCAACCGAAGACTGTGGCACAACTCCGTCACGAGGGATGCAAGGTGCGGGTTTCGCATCACCGCTTCCCCCAAAGCGGAAATCCGCAATTCTCCCCACACTTCCAATACCACCAAGCTTTGCTGAAAGAAAGCCGTGTGGCAATCGACCCCAAGGGGGGTTATACCGAAGTGGAAATCACCATGCCAGACGGCAAGGTTGTCAATGGTCGGGCCTATTGCTCCCTACAAGATACGTTCAACCGTAAGGTGGGGCTTGTCAAAGCGCTTGGCAGGGCACTTGGAGCGCAAAAACGCTCCGACCGCGCCCTTATCAGATCCATCCACAATTACCCTGATTAAAACACGCAAACCACAAGGGGGAACGAAAGTTCCCCCCGCATCACTCCTTAATTATCAGATTAAATAGCCACCATGCCAACCATTCACAATTACCGTTCTACAAGCCTAATAGCTGCCGCTATGGCTCTTGGTGGATTATACGCTGGCGATTTCCCTATCGGCGGCGACTTCCCTATCAGTGGGAATAAAAGCAACCCGCCCAAAACTCCCGCATTATCACGCGATGATGAATGGTATATTGCAAGGGCGGAAGCAAAACGAAAAAGAAAAGGGTGGAAGAAATGAGATTTGAGGTTAGCAGAAAACGCGCCCCTTCCCACCCAACCTCAAATTAAATACTTTTCTTTTTGCGAACATAAAGGGCTCTGTCTCTTTCATTGCGCAAGAAAACAAAACCTTTGTTTTTCAATTCCTCCATAAGTCGGGGGTTATAGTATGGATTATTTCGCTCGTATGCAGTGCAAATTGATATGCATTCATACTCGCTTCCCCCCGTATCGGGATGGCGATTATAATAAAGGCAACCGACTCCGCATTTAAGTGTGATGTATGGCATAGCTTATTTCCTTTTATTTTGTTGCATGCTGATCGAAACGGGCTAGTGTTTCTTGTATGCCACGTTCACCGCTTGCTTATTCCAGCACTTCCGACAAAAACCACACTTGTTTCCTTGCTTTGATGCGGGACAATTGTAATTAAAGGTTTGAACGGTGGAGGTCTGCACGCCAAGTTGCTCGGCCAATCCGCTAGGCGGTGGCCCGTCGATCATGTAAGCGGAAAGCCTGACGACAAGGTTTTTAGGAAAAGCGCCGAAAGTATTGACATATTCTCGGATCATTCCGTATTCCCGAGTCGGCAACCAAAACTTAACCTTTGGACAAAGGCAGGCAACTGCGACAATACGGCAGAGATGAAACAAGGATTGAATATCCCCCGAATCATGCCAGCGAAAGAAAGGATTGCCCGTTGAGTTAATAAGAAAAACCATAGCATCAACCCATCGCGCATGACCCAAGAAATTAAAACGTTTGGTCATTGCTTGTCGCGGGCGCGGATACATGTAATTGCCCTTTTTTGCATAGCACTTGCTGCACACGCTTCCATTTTGTTTGGCAAGCTTGCGACCAACCTTGCACTTGCTGGCTGGAATGGAATAGCCAAGGCAAGGCATTTTGGAAGGATAGCTTAACCCGCCCGTGATTGCGACCGCTTCCCGATTCGTCATGAGGGAAAGATAAGCTTTTCTCGACCCAAGTCAATAAAAATCGAAGAAAATTCTGCCACTCGATTTAATTTCTATGTTCACAAAACATAATATCCGTGTAACCCTTCCTGATGAAACAACTCGCGACAGATTGTTGGTCAAGAAATCCCATTTATTTGGGCGGTTCTTGATGGATATTTGGCAAAAGTTGTATCCATCTGAAGAGCCAGCCCAAAAAAGCTGGTTTTTTTGTTGACATCCCTCGCATATTTGACAGAATGTGCGTCGAACTGAACGCAAATGGTGGCGCGAACACCATAACGACCGTGGTAGTACGGGGGTGACGGCAAGTCCGTGGCAAGTCTGGTGTTTTTTTGGGGGTAAAGCATTGATGGTGATGCTCGTGGCTTTTAACCATGAGAAGCGGGTTCAAGTCCCGATGCCCCTACCAATTTTTGGCCAAAAGAAAGCGTCGAGCTATGCAGTGAAAGACGTAGCTCCGAGAAAAGACAGCGTAAAAGCCGTTATCTTTCTCAATTTTGTCATCGTAGCCTAATTGGCAGCGGCGTCTGATTTAGGATCAGAAGGTTGGGGGTTCGACTCCCCCCGATGGCACCATTTTATAGACCGCAGGAGGACTGGCGCACTCGTCTGACTGTTAATCAGAAGAGCATGGATCGTAACCATGGCGGTCTGCCAATTTCACGCGCCGACCCGCAACGTAGCCTTGCGGGCGCGTCAAGGGGATAAAACCACCATGAACAAGTGGAATAAAATCCTTGACAGTCGGAACAGATGTGGGGTAACTTACCCGTGCGTTCGCGGAAGTCCACACTGATGATTCACCGTAGCGCGTGAAAATTTTTAGCGGGGTATACAAGTAGTCAAAGTAGCGAGGTTCATACCCTCGCGGGTTCGCCCTTCGGCGGTGCAAATCCGCCCCCCGCCACCATCCCTATGTAGCCTAATTGGCAGCGGCGTCTGACTCAAGATCAGAAGGTTGTGGGTTCGACTCCCACCATAGGGACCAATTGCGGCAGCAAGTTCGCGAACAGACTCTCATAAGGTCAGTTTCGGGGTTCGATTCCCCTTGCCGCTACTTTTTAACGGGGCTTTGGTGTAACGGGAAGCATATAACCGTGATTGGCCGACACGGAGGACGGGAGCGGTTCGACTCCGCAAGCCTCTCTAAAATTTCAATGCCGTAAAGGTGTAACGGTTGCACGGCTGGCTCAATCGGCTGGCAGGAGCGGTTCAATTCCGACAGCGGCTTTAACATGCAATTGGTATAGTGGCCGTGCCATGGTCTCCAAAACCATAGAGAGGGGTTCGATTCCTCTATTGCATGCCAAACAAGCAGAAAAAAGAACGAAAGATTAGGTTGACAATCCGTGATTCCATGATCAGGTATATCTGCGGTGAAGCTGAAATTCGTTGTGCGCAACTTTTCTGTTTGTCCTACGGAAGCGGGCAGGCTGGGTATGCGCTACGTTTGGGGCGTAGACGAGGCGGGTTCGATTCCCGCGCTTCCGACCACAATCCCTGTTTAGCTGAGACAGATTAGCATTGCGCTGAAGACGCAAAGAGATTGGAGCGATACCAATAACAGGGGCTTTTCCCAAACTTTCTTGTTGACATGTGAACCCCACTGTGTCAGCTTGAATACACGCGAGAGGAAACCCCCTCGCACGCGGACAAGGAACGACAAACCTTTATTGCAAGAATACAAATCGTTCGGCTCTCCAAGAGCAAAGCGGCTGCTTGCCCCAGCAGTCGCGAAACATTTTCCAAATGGGCCTGTTGGCAACACGGGTGTTGCCTTTGACTTGCAATCAAAGTTTAAATAGAAGGGTTCAACTCCCGCACGGTCCACCAATCAACTTAGCCGCGAATAATCCCGAGTTACCCCCTCGGGAAATCTGGTGCAATCGCGGGAAGCCTTTTACCAGAACAAGGCTCCAATTTCTGGGCTATTAGCTTAACAGTAAAGCGCTGTGTTGGCAATGCAGAGAGCATCGGTGCAAGTCCGATATAGTCCACCAATGGTAGTATGCCTGAAGAGTCAAGGGCTCGGCTGATAACTGAGAATATGCGGGTGCAAATCCCTCTGCTACCACCAATTTCGCGAAAAAGCACAACATACAGATGTCGCCCATTTGTGTGGTCAGATAGACGAACAAGGACAAGTAGGTTCGATTCCCCCTGGTCTGGTGACACTTCCTTGTCGGAACGAACGTGAAATCCTGATGTGCTATTTTTTAATGGGAGCAAAGCATTAAAGTGATGCATCTGTTTTACACGCAGAGGAAGAGGGCGCGATACCTTCTGTTCCCACCATTTAGATGCATACAGCAACCAACCTGAACATGGATACTCGCTCCACTGCGAAAGAGGGTCAAACCCCTCAAGGCATCTAGTTTTTGCGTTTGTGGTTCAGTGGTAGAACACGACTTTGCCAAGGTTGAAACGGGGGTTCGATTCCCCCCAGACGCACCATTTGCTTCATTCGTTCAACGGATAGGACGGGAACTTCCTAAGTTCACAATGCGGGTTCAATTCCTGCATGAAGCACCATTTTCCTCTTGACAAATCGATTTCTCCAAGCTAATTTCGCGCTATGAAGATTGTAGCTTGCATCCACAACAACTCTCTTGGCAAAGTCATTGCCGTTGCTTCCGATGAAGAAGCAAAAGACGCCATTCGCAGAGAAGCGGAAGCGACCCTTGGCCATCCACTCCTTGATGAACAAGTCGATGATCTTAATGACCGTTTAGAAGTCATCGATGAGAGCGATGTGGATAATTTGTGGTCTTGGTCCATGGGTATCGTAGAATAATACGGGAGCGTAGTTTAGAAGGGAAAAATTCCTCAGTGACATTGAGGGGAACTCGGTTCGATCCCGAGCGCACCTACCAAATGGGCGGCGTATGAGATGAAGTGGTTCTGAAAAATAGGCACCGCGCCCCACAAAAAGCATCAATAATTACGAGGTATCCCGCCCACCATTTCCCCCTGTCTTTCAACGGATAGGAACGCCGCCTTCTAAGCGGATAATAGGGGTTCAATTCCTCTCGGGGGGACCATTTTCCTCTTGACATTGATAAGAAAAAAATATAATCTCGCGCCATGAGAAAAAACTTCTACAAACACACCTACACGGTTGTTGTATTAAGCGAAGATAAGGAAGAATGCGGACTTGACTATTTAGCTAGTTCCGTCAATACTGGGCCTGACTGTTTGTTTTCATACGGTATTACTAAAACAGAAAAGCTCTCTAAAAAACAAGCTGCTGACGCTCTTTATGAAGCGGGTTCTGACCCAGCATTTTTCGGTATTTCCTCTTGACATTATCTGAAAAACCCATAAGCTCCTCCTATGAAAAGAATCCTGAGTCAACCACAGCAAACCACGGATTTCGTTCTTGTTTCTGACCTGAAACCAAGCATTGAATTCCAATATATCGGCTTGTCTTTGCCTGACGGCACAAGGGGAATACTGCGAGAAGATTGCAGCAATAGCTTACACATGTTCCAAGAGGCTTGGGATAATGAAATCGTTCAAACACATCTTGATTCCCTCAAGTTAACCCTACCAGAAATGGTAAAAAGGCTGGAAGAAAACAACATTGTGGTTTTTTCGTTCGAATCGCTCCGTGAATTGTTGCGCTGGGTCAGCAACGGTTCCGATGTAATATTTTAGGTCTGCAAGCATAGACAGCGATGCGCGTGTCTCGTAAGCATGAAAGGTCAGTGCAAGTCTGACGCGGGCCTCCAGAAAACAAAAGCTTTCAATGTGTCGGCTGCAATGACGGCGGTATTGCGGATGGCTGTAGACCATCTCCCACAGGGTAAACAAGAGAGTTCGAATCCCTCCCGACACACCATGGTCTCAAAGAATAGACGGCGATTCACACGCTTGGTATGCGTGTCAGCAGGGTTCAAGTCCCTGTGAGACCTCCAGTGGGGAGTTGGTGTAGCGGTAAGCATCACAGGCTGTGAACCTGTCGGGGCGGGTTCAAATCCCGCACTTCCCTCCATTTTTGCGTGTAAACAAGGACATGCCAATACCATCGAAAAGAAAAAACGAAAAGAAGAGTGATTTCCTATCTCGCTGCATGGGCGACGAAACGATGAACAAGGAGTTCCCCGATCAGAAACAACGCTATGCGGTATGCAATACCAAATGGGCGAAGAAGAAAGAAAAAGCTTCTGTCACAGCTTCTGTTGGTGAAGAGGAAATCATCGTTGAATAGATAGCGGTGTCATATAACGGTTTATTATGTGTGGCTTTGAACCACAACATGGTCTGGGTTCAATTCCCCCCGCCGCTGCCAAAATTTCTCAAGAAACTTGTTGACTTCCTTCGGGATTCAGCTATAAAGACCTCGTGCGACACATACAGCAATCAAAAATACTCGTATTATATAACGAAAAAAGGTGTCGCGTATTAGCCCGATGAGTGTGATGATAGCACGTAACGCTACGGACGTTAAAGAAGGGGTTTAATTCCTCTATCGGGCACCACAAAGACGCTTACAGCAAACCAAAAAAATTCAGAATCTAATCCGAAAAAAAACGGCGTCTTGTCCCTTTTTGCTGCATGGGTGGTGATTGGTAAACCACAACTGGCTTTCAACCAGTAGGCTTTCAAAAGAAGTTTGGCGGGTTCGATTCCCGTATGCAGCACCAATCCCCAGTTCGTCTAAAGTAAGACAGTCTTCCGACCGCTTGTCGCCTCCTTTCACACGTTGGTCTGTGTGCAAGCTCCAAAGAAGAAAAATGGATGTGTTGCGGCATTCACTGGGGGCCAATTTCAATGGGCCTGCGTAGTTTCGACATGACAAATCGAAATTACCATGCATGCAGAGGTTGATCGAAGGGCCTCTATAAAAATCGATTGAAAACCAAACGGCAAGTTCAACAAGCTTGCGTCCTTCGCGAAGAAGGCGGCGACCATGTTCAGTTTCGCGACTGTCAAGATCACTGTGCCTGCCTACGCGTAAGCAAAACGCACAGGAATCCCTCTCATCTGTGCGGACCAAACGAGGGTGGTTGTTGGGCTCGACCGCAACCGTAAAGCAAATCGGGTCATGGTGGTATTTCACCAAACAGAGAGCCGCGTCACCAGCGCACCCAACTGTGAGGAAAATCGGTGAAAGCATGTAATTCATGATAATTAAGTTAGTCATGGACATCGGGAGCATCACCCGATCAGGTCCACCAAATCTCCTTTGACGTAACGGTAGCGTATCTGACTCTTAATCAGACTGTCCGAGTTCAAATCTCGGAGGGAGAACCATTTTCCTCTTGACATTGGCGATAAATCCGCTTATCTTTCGCGCATGAAGAAGAAAGCGCAGATGGGTGATTACGTGGAAGTAACCCACAAACCAAATGATCTGTTCAACCATGATTTTGTTGGTTTCGTCCAGAGCATCCGCAATGGAAATCCTGTTGTGGTTGATGGAAAGGATAATGCATGGGAAGTCGATCCCGATCAAGTGGAAGTAATCGAATAATTTCCGTGTTGACGCGAAGAGTGCGATGATCATTACCCCTGCTTCGATCAGGTAGCGATTCAATCTGGGTTCGCGTCAACACAAAAAATACGGAGCGTGGTAGAACAGCTATACGCCTGCCTGCAAAGCAGGGCCGATGCGGGTGCGAATCCCGCCGCTTCGTCCAAGGGATCATGGTGTAGTGGTAGCAACACTGGCCTGTCACGTCAGAGGAAGGGGTTCAATTCCCCTTGGTCCCGCCACTTTTTTCTTGACTCTTAAAACTTTTCCGACATAATGCCGCACATGAACCAGAACACGGTCTATATCAAATACGAAGGAAAACATGAGCCTTGCTATCGATCCATCCTTGGCCTTTTAAATCTCGGGCCTCCTATCGATGAAGATTCGGGAGAGGATTTGGAAGTTTCGGACGATTTCTTATACAAAAAAGTTAATGGAGAATTTGTTCGATTACAGTCATAAAGGCCATTACAAAGCACTATAATTGGTTGACAAACCCCCAGCATCAAAGTAAGGTTGTTTCATGAATACACCACTACAAAATGCCATTCTCGACGTTTCGGAAGTCTTCACTGGAAGCAACGGGGGTATGGACTACATTAAATTCCGCCGAATGATTGAGTCGCTCGAAACAAAAGCTCTCAACGGAGATGCAGCTTCGAAAGAGATTCTTCTTATTGTGGAACGTTTCTGTAAACTAGTAGAACTTTCGAAAACAAAAGGTTGACAAACCCCTAGAGTCGGGGCACCGTCTGGAAAGCGGTTGGAGGTGTAAAAGCCTTGGGATGCAAGTTCTCTGTCAACCGCCATATAAAAACTAAAGTTTTTACTGGATGATTAACCCGCGAGGTGCGGGCGCTGCCTGCTAAGCAGACGGAGGTTCAACAGCCTTGGCGTTCAAGTCGTCAGTCATCCGCCAACAGGAAGGATGCCAGAGCGGTTGATTGGGTCAGTCTTGAAAATTGAAGGGGTATAAAAGCCTCCGTGGGTTCGAATCCCACTTCTTCCTCCAAATGCGCTAATGATGTTAACGGCCAGCATACCGTCCTTCCAAGTCGGGTGTGGGGGTTCGAATCCCCCTTGGCGCACCATTTTCCTCTTGACAAACGCTCTTAATCTCATAGAATCCCGCCATGACTCCGTGCAAAACACTCGTTAGTGACAGGGACCGCATTCCTGTATCTGAGGAATTCATCAAGCGCAACAACCTTCGCTTGCTATCGGAAGACGACATTGCAAGGTTTTTAGACAATAGAGATGACATCTTTGGATTTGAAGCGGGCGTTCTAACCATGTTCCTGCCTTGGGAAAAGATTAAACATTTGTATAAGGAAGATTTTGTGAAGCAGGTCGATGCTGGAACTGAAGATTTCCCGCCGCCAATTACCTCAATCGAAGAAGCGGCACAAGACTTTCTTGATTACATGGTGTTTGCATGGGACAAAGCAGAAAGCCAACGTGGAATTTCTGCATCACGCAGTATCTCAAAGCTTTTCGCTTGGCTGTCTGTTATGGGGCGTAAGGATTTAGCCGATATCCTTAATAAAAATGAATTGTATAACCCATACGGCGCACCCGCATTGATTGCCGTGTGTGACGCAATGGGAATTAAGGTGCCCAAATCTCTCAAGAAATTTGCCGAACATCCTTGTTAAGGTCTGTAAGCATTGACGGCGATGCGCCAGTTTTGTAATCTGGATAAGTCGGTTCGACTCCGACACGGGCCTCCATTAACTCTTTTTCCCCAAAATAAATCTTGACTCTGGCGCAAAATCCCCCATACTCCTCGTATGAAGATCATTGATCCGCTTGCCGTCACCAACTTCAATCGATCCGATGCAGAACTCCAAGCATGGCGTTAAACCAAATAGATCTTTTGATTTGGGCAACCCAAAGCGACAGAATTGAAGGCACGTTCAACGACTCCTTTCCACCACAAAATGGATTATAGGGTGCCCGTGTTGGCACGCCCGCTCTCGAAAAGCGGCCCAACCCCTAAAAAGGTTGACGGTTCGACTCCGTTATAATCCTCCACAAAAAAATGACTCGCATTAAACATATCATTAGTTGCGCAGACTCCCCCAATCTGTTGTTTGCGTTAGTTCTTAGCATTCCTTTTCTTCTCGGTTTTGCTTGGGGCTACTTCTTCGGGCACGTAAACGGAGTAAACAACACAATGATTGAAGCGTGGCAGCAAGGTGTCGCTGTCCCTACTCTCGAAAAAGGCGAAATCAAATACCGTTGGGTTGATCCACATTTATTGGAAGAAATTCCGCCACCACTACCAGAATAACTATGAAAAACCATGACATGTTTTTGTTGATTATGGGCGCAGCAGTCCTATTAGCCGTCATTTTCTTTTTCGGCTACGTCCTTGGTTGGCAAAACGGAATTACCGCAACAAAAATTGACGCGTTCAAACACGGTGTTGCCGTGCCGCAAGTCGTGAATGATCAAGTCAAGTACAATTGGATCAATCCACCCCCTTCAAGGTAGCGTGCGCAGAATCAGGTTAATGCACCCGACTCATAATCGGAGGGGGTAATTCCCAACTGTGGGTTCGAATCCCACCGCTACCACTTTTTTAAAGAAAACTATTGACAACCACCCATTTACCTGCCAAACTATCGCCAACAAAGGAACTTTATGGGCTACACTCATTACTTCGAACAAATCGGGCAAGCGCCTACTGATCAACAATGGGAACAAATTGTCGCAGAGACCCAGCAAATCTTGCACAAATACAAGAAAATTGTTTGTTTTGAAGACGACCAACCAGACTTGCCGCCACAAGTAGACGAAAGAATCATCCGCTTCAACGGAAAAAATGGTTTGGGCTATGAAACGTTTTTTCTCGACCGTTTTCAAAGGGGATTTGAGTTTTGCAAAACCGCTCGCAAACCATATGACGCGCCTGTTGTGGAAGTCTTGAAAGTTGTGAAAAAAATCGCTCCCACATGGCTCAAATTATCAAGCGACGGAGACGTTTTTGATTGACAGGCACCAGACTCTTGCTATACTACGCCCATGAAACGTGAAGGTTCCACCAAAGCCACATGCCGCCCCAACAACTACGCAAAACCAGTCAAGCCGAATCGGTTTGCGGGCCAACGCAAGGGGTTGATCGAAAGTCTGCGTAATGCCAAGACCGTTGCACAAGTTGACAAGCTGATTTCTGTCGCCAAGGAATACGAGTTCCTTTCAAAAGACACCGCCCGCAAAGCAAACAAAATCGCCACAAGCGTCCGCAATTCCCTTGTGGTAAAACAAAACAAGAAGTCGTGAGCAAGATCATCCAAGGAAACATTTTCGATGGGGTATGGGACGTGATGATGCACGTTGCCAACTGCTATCACACTATGGGAGGAGGAATTGCCAGAGAAATTGCCAAACGCTTTCCCGAGGTTTATGCGGCAGACAAGGAGACGGTTGACGATGAAACCAAACTTGGACATTATTCTTTCGCGGAAATTCCAGGTAAAAGAGTCGTCTATAACCTATACGCGCAAACAGGTATCGGAAACAACGGAGACCCCTTGAAAAGAAACTTGCGCTATGATTCCTTTTTCGACTCGTTGTTTCGCGTTTTCCGATTAGAGTGTTCGCACGCTGCTGCAACAAAAAAAGAAACGCTAACCATTGCATTGCCATATGGAATCGGCTGTGGTTTGGCAGGAGGCAATTGGGAAATTGCCAAAAAAATCATTGACGAAGTGGAAAAAGCTGCTAAAAAGGGTCTTGTAAAGTGCAAACTCAACGTCCATATCTACAGACTTTACCCATTCAAATGAATAAGAAAACCAAACATGCCCGCGCCAAAGGGTTCGCCTCTCAAAAAGACCTGTTGCACAACGGCAACAAGGTCTACAAGGGCCTCTGCTGTGACACGGCTTGGAATGCTCCTGGATCAAAGCACAAAAACCGCAAGCAATACAAGCGGAACAAAGACCGTGAATTCTTTGCCAAACAAAAGCCAACAGTCGTTGATCTGATCACGTTTGAAGGCGAAACCGAATTTCTACCAAGTGAGGGTTAACACACGAATTTTAAGCAGAGACCGCAAACTGTTTGTTGCGGTTAGTGGCGGGATGGACAGCGTTGCCGCAGCCCATTGGTTGCGCAATAACTTCAGGCGCGATTTCAAGATCGTTCATATCAACCACGGGACAAACCCAGAATATAACGGGGCATGCGAATATAAAGTGTCCTTGCTGGCCCAATTTTTGGATGTTTCTTTAGAAATCTACAAGGGCACTTCCTTGCCAAACGCCACAGAAGATAATTTGCGGACATTAAGACTGCGAGGATTCGTCAGAGTATGTCCGTCAGACTCTCTGATTGTAACAGCGCACCATCTGGATGACGCAGTGGAAAGCTATCTGATGAATGTCTTGCGAGGACGCGGAGAAGAAATGCCGATCTCCGACAAGACGGAATTTGGACAATTCACAATCGCCCACCCGTTCGCCTACTCGGTCACGCGTGACGACTTTGCACAGCACATCGAAGAAAACAATCTGCATTGCTTTGTAGAGGAAGATCCTTCAAACGAGTCAGAAAAACCTTTAAGGAATTTTGTAAGGCATGTGCTGGTTGCGGAACTCAACAACCGCAAGGATGTTTGTTTGAGGAGTATCGTGCGGGACAAATGGGGTTGGAGCGGGAAATAAATTGAGGTTAGATCAAAAGGTGCCCGCTCCCTTCCAACTACAATTCCCCAATTGCATCCAACCAGTAATCCTTAGTAAATTGTGTAACTTCTAACAAGCCTATCTTCTTTCGAGTTGTAGTCATTAATTACCTTGACTCTGGTGCAATTGACCCACAAGTTTTTGTAGATATAATTGCCAACAGAAGTTTGGGCAAGGGTTGAGGGATCAAGCAAAAAATAATTTCTGCTGTGATGCGTCCAGATCATGAAATCCTCGACGTAGCCTTGAATTTCAGTATCAAATTCAAACCCATCCCAAGCTCGCAGTTTCCCACGACCACGAGGTTTATTTAGAAGTGCTAGGATCATATTATCAAATTCCATACCACACCAGAGCCTTGCCCTTGGGTGCGAATCCTTGTTTTAGATACCAGTCAACGAGTTGCTGCCCGCCTTGTTTATTTGGGTAAAGTTTGATCCCCCTTTCAGGGAACAGATACTTGAGGTAATTAATTATCCCTTTGCCGTATCCTTTTCTCCTTGCCGCTATAGGGACAAAGAGTTTGTATATTTCTACTTCTTTGTCTGGAATCTGGGGGATTTTGGCGTAGCACGTTGCCACCCGTTCATTATTTATCAACAAGTCGTAACGTTTGGTTTCGTGCAGCCTTGTAATAGTTACCATGGCCAAAAATTCTTTGTATCCTCATATCTCGGGAGCTTGACTTTTCGATCCCGCCAAACGAAAATGATTCCCAAAAAGATGCCCAGCATAATCTTCAACTCCGTTTCCATGGACGAATCCTTTCAGATTTCGGGCGCATAGTCAAGCCCAAGTTTTACGAACTTGAAGTGCTTCTGAAAGCGCACCGATACCCTTGGCGGTAATGAAGCGCTTGCTCGTGGCATCCTTGTCAAGCATACCCAACCCCAACAGGCCGTTCTCGCCGCTGTAGAGCAGGGAGGCGCGACTCATACCAGTAGCCGCGCACAGGCCCTGCAAACTGGTCGCGCCACGCGCTTTCAGGGTCTCCAGAATGCGAATCTCCAAAGGGGTAATCCCCCAAGGGAGTACGCCCACAATCTTGCACAAATCGGCCCACTCAGCAGCACCGAAACGCGCAATCTTTTTGCTGCTGCAATACATGTTGACTTTATCCGCAATTTTCACAGCGGCCCGCGCCACACCGCGCAGCGTGTTCACAATCTTTGGCAGCACCGACCTTTCTACCGTCACATTGCAATAACCTGAGAAAATGCGGCCCATCTCTTCATCAGTATAGAAGTCAAAAGTAATCTCATCTAATCGATTTTTAAGCGGCTCAAAAACCTTGTGACTTTCGGTTGTCGCAAAGAAAAAAGACTGTGATTCGAAGTCGAGCACCACTTCAAAACCATTGGCGGTTGACAGTCGAGCACGCTTGTCAGTGTTGACAGAAAAGAGAGTCAGAAACGCCGTTTCCAAATCGTTTGGCAGCGCGTGACATTCATCGAAAAGAACGGTAACGGACCTATCGGCAATTTTGTTCGGGTAGATAACCTCAAAAAAATCATCCGCTTTCTTCAGAACGCCGCAGTTGATTTCGACAAACGGGCGAGGCTTGCCTTCAGAGTCGGTGAGTTTGCGGGCGAAGCGTTTGGCAAACTCGGTCTTGCCCGTGCCCTTTGGTGCCGACAAAAGCACGTTGGGCATACGCTTGGTAGCCTTCCAAGCATCATGGTAGAAAAGTAGCTGGCGCTTGACAGCAAGTTGGCCAACAAGATCTTCAAATCTCTTCATGCCCCGAGTATGGATGAACGGTGGAAGAAGTCAAGCAGAATATGCTTAAAAAACAAGAGGGCCTTTCGGCCCCCCTGAACACGGCTTGCGCGGTGTTTTTGGTCTCAACTATTTTTTTAATAATTCAATTTATTTGTTTACTCTGGCGAGCCAAAGATTGTCTCAGCAACCCCAGCTAAAAGGATGTCGGCTCGCTCGGCCTCGGAAGGCGGGGCATCTGCGACAGTATTTAGCGAGGCGTTGTCAGATGACGGTTTCTGAGTGGCCAGAGATTGTGCTTCAATCACGCGCTGCGCGGGCGGGGTGATTTGAACCCCCATTTCCTCCAGCCACTTACGGCTGACAGGAACGATGGTGCAGGCGTTGAAAACCTTGGCAAGATCCTCGATCTTGACATTCGTGTATGATGTAGCTCCTTTAGTTCGCATGGTTTTATGAATGTTGATGCTTTCTTAGCTTAGTTTGTGGCTGATGTCAATAACTTTCTTCAGTTTTTCGGCTTAACCACCAACGGTTTTGGCTCGACCGTTACCAAGCTGAACGCTTCGTTCGGATTGTAGGTGAGACGACACCCAAGATCAATCACGATTGCCTCGATTTCCTTGCAGGAAATGTTGACCAAACCGCTTAGGGAACTCTGGATTGCCTTCAAAGTGACCATACCTTTCTTGTTCACGTAGGCTTCGATACGATCCTTGGTTTCCTGCGTGACTTTGCCGCCACCCGCGTTTGGTTGCGGGTCTTCGCACTTAATCTCAACTTGCCCGTCTGGGGCTTGGGAAACAGAGATTGAGGAGTAGGTGACTTCATCAGCAATTTCCGCCACGACCGTATAGCGGCAGCAACGAGCCTTCTGGCACCCGCTGTCGCGTGGGATACACACCACGTCTTTTGGATCGACCTTGACGAGCACAACTTTTCCTTTACAGGTGTTTTTTGCGGTCCTAGCAAAACTTTCAGCGTAGCTGAACGAACCGACATGCAGGCCAGTCGAACAGAACACGTCTTGGTTTTTATCGACTTGATTACGCTCGACTTCGATTTCCTCGCCCACACCATTGAAGATTTCGCCGCATGCGTTGACCTTACCTTTGCGAACAACGGTCCTAGTGTTGCCGCTAATGCTCCAAAAGTCGCTTTCC